TCTGAGCAATACCGCCAGCTCTGCGCAGCGTTGAATATCGGCCTATGGCGTATCGAAGTTGGAACTCTACGCCGCGTAAGCCGCACCACCAACAAGCTTGTACCTATCTTTATGCCACAAGAGATTGACGACTCTCGCCGTCCAGAGAGAGTGTTCTTACCGAACGATATGACTGGACGTACGCCCACACCTACTACGGCTGGAATCTACGACATCATCTTGTACCAGGGCGATAGCTGGTACGCGATATTTGATTTCCCTGATTCAACGGATTTCTCTGACCTAGTGTTTAAAGCACAGATTAGAACCTATCCTAACTCCCCTTCTCTATGGGGCGAGTTCACTATTACAGTAGAAGATGCTCCTACTAAGAAGCTTCGTCTAGCACTTACTAAGGCACAAACTGAAAGAATTCCTGCTCGTGCATTCTGGGATTTGCAGGCTACATCCCTTAGCGATGACACCTTTGAAAAAACATACATTCGTGGCCAAGTATTCTGCGAGCGCGAAATAACACAGGATTAACATGGCAGACGAGATTATTGTTACGCCCGCCGATGTTGTAACTGTAGAAGTATCAACCGGTACAGCTGGCGCACAAGGACCTACGGGTCCTACAGGTCCTACAGGCCCTGCTGGTTCTGCATCAACAGTTCCAGGCCCTGTTGGTTCAACTGGTCCTACGGGTCCTACTGGACCGCAAGGTGTAACTGGACCGACTGGACCACAAGGAGTAACTGGTCCGCTTGGACCGCAAGGTCCGTCTGGACCAACTGGACCTAGAGGTGAACTCGGTCCTACAGGTCCGACAGGTGCTGCTGGTACATCAGTAACAATTCTTGGTTCATTAGCAAATCAATCTTTACTTCCTGCTGAGGGCGACCTCGGTGATTCGTATTTAATTAACGGCGACCTCTACGTCTGGGATGGCGATGAGTGGGTTAACGTTGGAACAATTCAAGGCCCTGCTGGTCCGCAAGGTATACAAGGAGCAACAGGTCCACAAGGTATTCAAGGCGAGCCTGGCCCACTTGGACCACAAGGTGAAGTTGGTCCAACAGGACCACTTGGTCCTACTGGTGCAACTGGTCCGCAAGGCGAAGCTTCAACTGTAACTGGTCCTACCGGTCCACAAGGTGAAGTCGGACCGACAGGTCCTACCGGACCGCAAGGTGAAGCATCAACAGTTGCTGGACCAACTGGACCCCAAGGTGAGATTGGACCAACAGGTCCGCAAGGTGAAGTGGGCCCAACTGGTCCGCAAGGATTAGTTGGAGAAACAGGACCAACTGGTGCTCAAGGAATTCAAGGCGACACTGGTCCGACTGGTCCTACTGGCCCACAAGGAACCGGCGTAACAATACTTGGTTCTTATTCAGATTATTCTTCTTTAGTCGCAGCACATCCAACAGGTAACACTGGTGATGGATACATTGTCGGCGGAGATTTATATGTCTGGGATGGAACACAATGGGTAAATGTTGGAAGCATTCAAGGACCAACAGGTTCCACAGGTCCGACCGGACCAACGGGTGCTACTGGACCAATTGGTGAAACTGGACCAACGGGCCCAGAAGGAAACTTTTATGTAAGTGCTACTGCGCCATCATCTCCAATCGAAGGTGATGTCTGGTTTAACACTAACAATGCACGCAACTATGTTTACTACGACTCTTACTGGGTTGAGTGGGCATCATCTGATATCGGCCCTACTGGACCTGCTGGTCCAACTGGAGCAACCGGACCTGCATCAACAGCTCCTGGTCCAACTGGTCCGACCGGACCTACCGGACCTACTGGTCCACTTGGTCCAGCATCAACTGTTCCAGGACCTGCTGGTATTCAAGGACCGACTGGACCAACAGGTCCAACTGGTGCAGCATCAAATGTAACTGGACCTACTGGAGCTACTGGACCAACAGGTCCTGCTGGTGATGCTGGTCCTGCAAGCACAGTTCCAGGGCCAACAGGGCCAACAGGTGCTACTGGGCCTACTGGGCCTGCAGTTGATACGTTGCACCCGTTCCTCTTTGGAGTTATTTAAATAAATTAATAAAGTAAACTTGATAGGATAAGGAAGGAAAACAGTGGCAATAACGTATAAAGTGTTGGGCCAAGCTGTCACAACGGCTTCGGTCAACTCTGACGTATACACCGTGCCTTCTAACACTGAGGCCGTAATCAGCAGCATCGTGGTAGCTAACCGCGGGTCTGATAACACCACCTTTAACGTGGCCGTTCGTCCTAATGGAGCAACATTAGAGAACAAGCACTACGTGGCATACCAGGTGGGCATAGACCGCAACGACACTACCGTGCTCTCATTCGGCATCACTATGGATGCTGGCGATGTGCTCACAGTCACAGCTGCCAACAACAACCTAAGCTTTAATGTCTTTGGAATGGAGACCGCATAATGGCAGGCTTCGTTTCGCTATCAGGAAGTAGCGCTAAGTCCAAGCAAAACTTCTATGGCTTTAAGTACGACCCCGTAAACGACGCACTGACTATTGAAGAGTTTTTATGGGGTAATACAGAAGTAATAACGCTCCCACAAGTAAACGATGATGGAACGCTGTATGTTGAATACGACGATACTTACTATACAAATGCTGTAACTCCTTACGAGTTATCATTTTCGTGGGATACTACAAACTACGACCAGCTCATTATGGAGGTTAACTAGTGGCTTCTCAGATTTTTAACTTAGGTAAGCTTCGCTTTACCTATAAAGGCGCCTATAGTGGCTCTACTGAGTATCAGCTTAATGATGTAGTCAAAGCTAGCAATAAGCTTTACGTATACATCAATGCCGCAGCGACTACAGGCACGGCAGTCTCAAACACCTCATATTGGGCAGTAATGATTGAAGGATTTATTGACCCTGCCTCTGGTACCGCTGGTCAAACTTTAACTACTAACGGGACTGACTATGTATTTTCTGACCTAGCCCTTGTTCCAGACCAAGATACTCACGATGGAAAGATTCTAACCACAGATGGCACAGACGCCTCTTGGACTGATTCTTTAACTGACCTTGAGTTAACCGGAGATATCGCTGGATTGGGTGCGCTGTTTGGTGGACCAGAGGCAAAAAACGATTACGAAACTCTAGGTACAAATGTTAAGACAATATCAAATAAAGCTTTAACAAGTAACATCGCAACGATTACAACCTCTACAGCTCATGGATTTTTCCCATTTCAATTTGTAAATGTTGATTTAACTATCCCAGATGCCGCATTTGATGGTGAACGGGAAATTATTGATACTCCTACGCCTACTACATTTACATTTGAGTCTGTATCTGGAAACATTGCATCAACCGCAGTAACAGGTTCTGTATCTGCGCTTCCAGGATACACAAACGCAGTTGCAGTATTTGGCGTAGACGCAGATGACTATTCTCAGATTGTGTTTAGAAACGCTTCTAGTGCAGCGGCTGCTTCTACTGACTTTATCGCTTATGCAGATAACGGAACAGACTTTGCTGGTTATATTGACATGGGTATTACAAGCTCAGGCTTTAACGACCCTGAGTTCACTATCACAGGCGCAAATGACGGATACATCTTTATGTCTGCTCCTGCAGGAACTACAGGTTCTGGAAATCTAGTTCTAGCAACTAATGACACAGGGTCTGAAAACAAGATTATTTTTGCAGCTGGCGGTTTAGGTTCTGACAACACCCAAATGGAAATTACGCCAGACGTCAATGTTCACATTGAAATCCCAACGCCTTCCACATCATCTACTACAGGTGCTTTAACCGTAGTCGGTGGTGTAGGTGTTCAAGGTGATATGAACATTGAAGGCTCTGTCTCTATCGTTGGTAACCTTACCTTTGGTGGCGGTTCAACTACTACTGAAAACCTAACCGTTACAAACCCTATTGTTTTCGTAGGCGATAAGAACGACGCAGATATCGTAGACCTCGGTCTTGTTGGAGAATACGCAACTACTATTACTCCAGAAGTTGCAACTGTAAACAACAAAGCTCTTGCATCTAATGTAGCTACTCTTACAACAGCCTCTGCTCATGGCTTCTTAGTTGGCGATATCGTAACAATCACAGATGTAGATGCTACATTTAACGGTACCTACCAGATTACTGGTACTCCGCTATCTACAACTTTTACTTATGCTAAAACTGCTTCAAACGTACCAAGCACCGCAGTTTCTCCAACAGGCACAGCGACAGTAAACAAGCGCCGTAAGTTTGCGGGTGTTTTGCGTGATGCCTCTGATGGAGTAATTAAGTTTTACAAAGATGGAACTACTAAGCCAACTACAACCGCTAACTTTGGTGAGGCTGGAGCGGCCTATGCTGATATCCAAGTAGCTGGTATAACAGCTAATGGTCTAGTATCCCTAAGCGGAACTGTTGATATACAAGAAATGCGTGAAACAGTTGTATCAACAACAATCTCAGCAAACGCTATTGCTGCAGACTGGTCTGCTGGAAATATATTCTGGGTAAGTAGCACTCCGTCAGCTAACTTCACAGTTAACCTTACTAACGTACCTACAGATAACGACCGCGTTATGACTATTAACGTATTTGTTACTCAAGGAGCGACTGGCTACCTTCCAAACGCGTTAAGCATTAATGGGTCTGGCGCAACTATTAAATGGCCAACCGCAGCTGCTCCAACTCCAACTTCAATAGCTGGAAGAATTGATGTTTTCACATTCACACTAATTCGTCTAAGCGGTGCGTGGACAGTACTAGGCTCAGCTAACCTGAACTGGGGGTAATTAAATGCCTTTTGTTAGCTCTGTTCGTGGAAGCTATGGCAGTCAAGGAAGACGCAGACCTCAAACTGGTCGCTTAGGTGCTGGTAGTACAGGCGGCTCAATTACTGAAGTTGGTGGTTACAGAATACATACATTCACCGCAGTTGGTACTAGCACTTTTGTTACTGACGGTGTAGGAACAGTTGAGTACTTAGTTGTAGCTGGTGGCGGTGGCGGTGGAGGATGGGGCGGCGGCGGCGGTGCTGGTGGATATATTTCTGGAACAACATCGGTTGCTTTAACAACTTCTTATAGTGTAATAGTTGGAAGTGGTGGAGCCCGCGGTACGTCTGTATATACAGCTGGTTCTGATGGTGGAAACTCTTCTGCGTTTTCTTCAACTGCTATTGGTGGCGGTGGTGGTGGCTATTTTAATAGAAATCCTGGCCGCTCAGGGGGTTCGGGAGGCGGACCTGGAAGCCATGACGCTAATGGAACTGCAGCTGCTTCTCCTGGAGCTGGTACTTCTGGGCAAGGATTTTCTGGCGGAACAACTCGTGTGTATTTTAGAAATAATAATACTAGTGGTTGGTATCCAGGAGCTGGCGGCGGCGGCGGCGCTGGTGGTGTAGGAGGAAGTACGCAACAAGATGGTGGAGGAAATTGGGGACGTGGAGGAGTGGGTGGTTTAGGAATATCAAACTCTATATCAGGGTCCTCGCTTTTTTATGCTGGCGGTGGCGGTGGGCATAGTCCTGGAAGTATTGAGGGAGACAGCGGTGGAGAAGTTTACAACGCTCCAGGTGGTTCTGGAGTAGGCGGTCAAGGTGGAAATTATGCGGTCACTGATAATCTTTCTTACGCTGGGACAAGTGGAACAAATGGTCGCGGTGGTGGAGGCGGAGGTTCTTGGGGTGGAAATGATGCAAATGCTATTGGTGACGGTGGTTCTGGCACAGTAATTATTAGGTATCCAATCTAATGGCCGCAATTGATTTTCCTAATTCGCCGATACTTGGCGAACAGTTCACAGCTAATAACACTACTTGGGAGTGGGATGGCACAACGTGGACTGTTATTCGCACACCTGTTGTCGGCCCTACGGGCCCAGCTGGTTTAGAGGGAGCGACTGGTCCTACCGGACCGCAAGGCGCTACCGGACCTACTGGTCCTACTGGCTCAACCGGTGCTACAGGTACTTGGACAACAACATCAGAGACTCCTCCAGCAGGAGCAACTCAAGGTGATGCGTGGTTCGACCCTAATTCAGGCGCAATTTTTATTTTTTATGATGGATACTGGGTTGAGACTGGTGCAGCACCAATCGGACCTACAGGTCCAATAGGACCAACTGGTCCAACCGGTGCACAGGGCGAACTTGGCCCAACAGGTCCAGCTGGTTCATCCAGCGCAGGAAGCATTGGTCTATCGTGGTGGTTAGGAGTATAAAGTGGCAGGAATAGAACGACTAGGTGTAACAAAGCTGACGACCTCAGTCGCATTTGGCTCTTCAGGAACCACCATCTTCACAGCATCGGATAACTACCTATGCTCTGTTATCGCTACCAATACCTCTGCTGACGATGCAAATATCTATATTTATGTAATTCCTTCCGGCGCAACTACCGAATCTCAATATGCGTTGATGGCTCATAACCTATTGCTTCCTGGATACAATAGCTATGAGACTTTCCGCTTTGCGGTGAATAACGGAGATGTAGTGAAAGTTGCTGGAAGCGCAGATGTGTCTTACTACATTCAGGGCCTAGACCAGGTCACTTAGGAGAGTAAATGCCAGGATACGCATACCCAGTAGATGCAGTAGCTTCTGCTGGAACAGCTAAGAGTGTTAGCTTCCTTGTCACAGACACTGCCTCTTCTTCTGCTACCACTATCTTTACTGCTACTAGTAAAACCCGAGTGAATTCAATCGTTGCCGTCCACACTGGTGGCAGCGACACAGGCATTCTTCCTGTTGAAGTTTATGTAGGCCGCGGCACCCCAACGGTCAAGCACCTCATTGCCAAGAACCGTGTGCTCAAAAACAACTTCGTAGTACTGCCTATCGTCTCTGGCGATAGCCGAGTCGGCGAGGACGGCGACCCTACAACCAGCGGGTATAACAAAGTTCTTCCAGAATTTATCCTTCAAACAGGAGACAAGCTATACGCAACCTGTCCATTCGAGGATGTAATCCAGCTCCACATCGAGCTAACCGAGGGGGTTAAATAGTGTCAAATACGCCTGTATTCATCAATATTGACGGCAATACCTCAACTACCCTAACCACTTCCAACCTAGAGGACATTGCAGATAAAGTCTTTTATGGAGCAAGGCAGGACAGGGAAACAGGAAAGGCTTATATTGATATCATTGCTGGAGGAACTGCTATCTCGCTAGGTGATTCCTACTCGGCTCGTCCTGATGACTATTTTAACTGGATGTGGAGTAGCAACACTCTACGTTTTAGCGTATCCGCAACTGGCCACATTCTGATGGAGGTATACTAATGGCTCAGATTCTTGACCTGGGCAAATTCCGCTTTGACTTCAAGGGAGTCTACTCTGGCTCAACAGAGTATGAGCGCAACGATGTGGTCCAATACGGCGGTAACGTTTACTGCTATACCTTAGGTACCGCAAGCACCGGCAACCTCCCAACAGATACGGCTTTCTGGACTTTGATGGTCGAAGGTTTTAATTATCGCGCTGCTTGGGATGTAGCAACTCAATATCTTCTAGCTGACGTGGTTTCTTACGGTGGTAAGGTTTACATTGCTCTTCAAGACACTATTGGTGATAACCCAGTAACTTCAGGTTCTGATTGGGCGGTTCTTGTTGACGGTATCCAGTACGAAGGCGAATGGTCTTCAGCTACTAGCTATCAAAAAGGCGACGTAGTTAAGTACGGTGGAAATATATATATTGCTAATGCTAATAGTATTAACTCAGTCCCAACTACTCCTTCTGTAACTTGGGAAATTCTTGTCTATGGTGTCGAATGGAAAGGCGCCTACAACGACGCTACTGCCTACAAAGTAAACGATATTGTTTCATATGGCGGTAAGTCTTATATCTGTATTTTAGCTTCTACTGGAAACGAGCCAGCAGCTAGCCCATCTAACTGGGCAATCTTCTCAAGCGGTTTTCAATGGGAAGGACAGTGGTCTTCTTTAACAAACTATCAAGCTGGCGATGTAGTTTCCTACGGCGGTCTTGTATATGTAGCTATTGCTGACTCACTTAATAGCGCTCCAACAGACACGCTTTATTGGGCAGTGCTTATCGAAGGCATCGCTTGGAAAGGCGAATACTCAGGGGCTACCACTTATAACAAAAACGATATTGTTTCTTACGGCGGTTCATCTTGGATTGCTAAGCAGAACACTCAAGGCAACGCTCCGGTAGTAGGAGCTAACTGGGATACTCTAGCTGCCGGTACATTCCCATCATTCGCTGGCGCTGCTGGTTACTTCCTAAGCAACGACGGAACATCTGTCGTATGGACAGACTCAGTTACGGTCTCAGAACTTACCGCGAATGACAAAATTTATGTAGGCCCTGATGCTGAGCAGATGGAAACTGACATCGCTCTCACCAATGCGGCCGCAGTATTTAGATTTGATAATGGCTCAGAAGATGAGCTATTCGCTCAGATTGCCTTTAAGAACGCTGACCCAACATCGTCTACAGACATTATTGTCTATTCAGACAATGGTGGCGATAGCTACGGCTGGGCATCCTTCGGTGTAACAGGCTCTGACTTTGGCGACCCACTCTTCCCGCTAACAGGAAACAACGATGCTTATGTCTTCTACGATGCTCCTCTAGAAGTTACCTTAACAGTAACTGATAAAGAGCTTACTTCTAACGTAGCAACTTTGACCGTTAGCGAAACTATTGACCCTGCAGAAGTATATGTCGGCTCAATCGTGGATGTAACTGGCGTAGACGCAACCTTCAACGGTACCTATAGGCTAACGGCAGTAGATGACGTAGCGGGCACAATCTCATACGCCAAGACCGCCTCTAACGTAGCCTCAACCTCTGCCTCTGGAACTGTTGTAAGCAACGCAGGTTCACAAGGTAACTTGGTCTTTGCTACTGGTGCTAACGGTTCTGATAACAAGATTATCTTTGCAGCTGGTGGTTTCGCATCTGGTAATACGCAGATGGAAATCACTCCAGATGTGAACGTCCACATTGAAATTCCAACACCTTCAACCTCACCGTCTACTGGTGCTCTCACTGTTGTGGGTGGCGTAGGTATCCAAGGTGACATGAATATCCAAGGTAACGTTGCAATCGTAGGTACCATCTCATTCGGCGGTTCTGGAACTACAGTTACCACTCAGAACCTTGCGGTTTCTGACCCAATCATCTTCTCTGGTACCAACAACGTAGATGACCTTGTAGACCTAGGTATCGTTGGCGAGTACACAGTAGATGTAACTGATGTAGTAACTAGCGTAAATAACAAGGCTCTTACATCTAACGTAGCTACCCTAACCACTACCACCTCACATGGATATTCTGTATACGATGTAGTGGTTGTAACTGGCGTAGGTGTTCCGTTTGATGGAACTCACGTTATTACCGCGGTAACTTCAACCACATTTAGTTTTGCTAAAGAAAACGCAAATGTAATCTCAGCAGCGGTAGACCCAGTTGGAACTGCTACAAAGACACGTGAGCGTAGATGGCGTGGATTTGTTCGTGACGCCTCTGACGGTGTAACTAAACTATTCCAAGGCTCTACTGCAAAGCCAGGAACCACAGTTGACTTCAGCAATGCTGGCTTAACTTATGCAGCGTTGCAGGCAGGCTCTTTTACAGCAGATGCTATTACAGCAGTAGCCACTGGTATCACCTCTACTACTGGAACTAACGCGCTAAAAGACTTAACACTTAGCGGTAGCGCAAACACTTTTGGTACATCAACTATTGCAGGTAACTTTACAGTCTCTGGCGACCCGACCTTCTCCGGAAACCCTATATTTAGTGGAACCCCGTCCTTTACTGGAACTCCAACCTTTACTGGCGGCGTTCGTGTTCAGGAAATGATTGAAGATGTTGTAGATGTAACCCTGTCTTCTAACGCGGTAACTCTTGACTACAGCGCTGGTAACATTTTCTGGACTACTAACACACCATCAGCAGCAATGACCTTTAATATTACAAATGCCCCAACTACAGATGGCAGAGTGTTTACTGTAAACGTTCTTGTTACTCAAGGCACTACTGGATATATTCCTACTACCCTAACTATTAATGGAAGCGCAACTACCATTAAATGGGCTGCAGGAGTTGCTCCAACTCCAACATCAAGCTCTGGAAAGATTGACATCTTTACCTTTAACATTGTTCGCAGAGCTTCAGCGTTTACCGCATTAAGCTCAGCTAACCTCAACTTCTAAGGAGTAACATGCCCTTTGTAAGTAGCGTTAGAAACAATTTTGGTATTCAAAAAAGACCTTTTCCTATTAGTGATGGTAAAGGGTCTGTAACCTCTTCTGGCGGTACGATAACCACTCTTGGTGGTTATCGTATACATTCTTTTACATCAACAGGTAGTTCTTCATTTACATTTACTGTTTCTGAAAATGTAGCTGGAAATGGGTCCATACGAAGTGATGGAACTTTAAACACTGGGTCTGGTACAACGGGAGCCCTAGTAGAGATTTTAATGGTGGGAGGCGGAGGCGCAGCTGGAAACTATTCTGGTGGCGGGGGAGCTGGAGAAGTACTTTCAATATCTCGAATATTAACTGCGGGCACGTATTCGTTAAGCATAGGGTCTGGAGGAACTGGAAGTAATACTGGAACCTGGAATGATAATAGGCATGGACAAGATACCACCGGTTTTGGAGAAACAGCTAAAAGAGGTGGTGGAGGAAAATCTTCTGACAACGATACAGATGGTGGAGTCGGTGCAAACGGAACGCTAACCTCTGTTGGAAATGGTGGTGGCGGTTCTTCACGTACTGCTGGTTATTTTGGTACTGTAGGAACTTCAGTAGGAGCTGGAGTGACTCGTTACGGGGGTAATCGTGGTGGGCAAATATCCAGTGGTGGTGGTTCTATAAACCAAGGCCCTAACTATCCTGGTGGCGGAGGCGGAGGAGCAGGTGCTTCTGTAACTGGAGATACTGGCGGAACTACATCTAATAACTCTTCTGGTATTGGTGGTATTGGAGTTGTAAATTCTATTTTAGGCACCGCATACTATTGGGGCGGCGGAGGAGGTGGGGGAGTTTATTATAATAGCCCTGCAACTACTGCTGGCTCTGGAGGACTTGGTGGAGGCGGTGGAGGAGGAAATGTTAATCCTGGTTTAGGTGGCGGTCAAGCGTTAAACGCTGGTGGAAATGGGCAGGCAGTCTCCCCATATAACGGAGGAAGTGGTGGCGCTAATACTGGCGGCGGCGGTGGTGGTGGTAGAGGCGAAACTGGCGGAACTGGCGGAAATGGCGGCTCAGGAATTGTTGTAGTACGGTACCGTATATAAATGCGTTTTAAATCGTCGCAAAATATCTTTAAAGATTTTGGGGAAGTGTTTGACCCAAATTGGATGGACTCTGACAAAATAATTTTACCTCCCAAAACTGATTGGGATTACAAACGCGAAATGCGTTTTGAAGATGTAAATATTTGGGAAGTCATTTATGAGCAAGGCGGAGCTGTTGCAGTATATGCGGCTTGGGACCCATATGCAGAGTTTTATTTGGTAAGAGTAGGTTGGTTTAAAGAAGTTCAAGGCCACGGCTTTGAGACATACTACGGACCAGGAGCTCAGAAACAAGTGCAAAAACGTGCAAAAGAATTAGGCATTCATCTCTGCACTCAACAACATTGGGTAGAGCCTGAAGATATGTGGCTATACCAGTAAACTGTCAAGATGGCCATCAACTTTCCAGACAGCCCTGCGCTAAATGAGCTATTCGGAGTAGGCGACCAGATTTGGTACTGGGATGGCTATGTGTGGCGCATCAGCTTAGCTCAAGGAGCTACTGGTCCTACTGGTCCAACCGGACCCATTGGACTGACAGGCGCTACTGGTCCTACAGGACCACAAGGAGTTACTGGCCCAACTGGTCCAACAGGACCGACTGGTGCTCAAGGTATACAAGGTATTACTGGTCCAACTGGTTCTACAGGACCAACAGGACCGACTGGTCCGGTGTTCCAAAACATTGATGGTGGAACACCAACTACAATTTATGGTGGCTCATCAATTATTGACTGCGGAGGTCCAACCGGCTAATGGCTGTCAGAGTTCAATTTAGACGCGGCACCGCTTCAGAGTGGGCATCCGCTAACCCAATTATGTCTCAAGGTGAAGTCGGCTATGAGTATGACACTGGCCGATTCAAAGTAGGTAATGGTACACAAGGCTGGAACTCGCTTCCATATTCTTCAGGTGTTACTGGCCCTACTGGTCCTAGCTCTACTCTTACAGTTGGAACTGTAACAAATCTTTCTCCCGGCGCTGCCGCTACTGTAACAAATAGCGGAACATCTACCGCAGCAGTTTTTAATTTTGGAATTCCACAAGGCGTAACTGGACCAACAGGTTCAACTGGCCCAGTTGGTAACGCAGGTCCTACTGGACCAACCGGAGCAACTGGACCAACTGGAGCTGCATCAACAGTTACTGGTCCTACCGGACCTACTGGAGCAACGGGACCACAAGGTGTTCCTGTTCGACTTCTTGGTTCTGTTGCAGATGTACCTTCACTTCCATCTACTGGTAATACTTTAGATGATGCTTACATTGTTGAATCTGATGGAGATTTATATGTGTGGGACGGCAGTGCTTGGTTTAATGCTGGCCCTATTGTGGGTCCACAGGGTGACACTGGACCGACAGGCCCCACAGGCGATACAGGCCCCACAGGACCTACAGGTGCTACTGGAGTTGTATCTGTAACTGGTCCTATCACCAACACTGGAACATCAACCGATGCGGTAATTGGTATTGACCAATCATTACTATCTTTAACTCTTTCACAAATTTCTGATGCTGGAACGGCAGCTGGAAAGAACTATCCAACTACCGGTGATGCAGTCGCTGGTGAGGTAGTACTAGGGGATGACTCTCGTTTATCAAATGAGCGAACACCAACAGATAACTCAGTAACCACTGGCAAGATTGCAGACTCTAACGTAACCACTGGCAAGATTGCAGATTCTAACGTAACAAATGAAAAATTAGCTAACGACAGCATTACTATTGGAACTACTGAGATTGTTCTTGGAACAACGGCAACATCTATTTCAGATTTAACAATATCTAACTTAATAGTAGATGAATCCATAGTGTTTGAAGGCTCTACATCAGACGCCTACGAAACTACTTTGCAGGTAACAGACCCAACTGTGGATAGAACAATAACTATCCAAGATGCTTCTGGAACCCTACCCCTAGCTGAGCACGTCCTAGCTTCATTAGGTATGCCGACTACCAATGCGGTAGACGTAGCTCCAAGATGGGACAACCAGTCGGCTGCTCTTGTCAGTGGCACGGTATATATGACGTTCTTCACTCCGCTAAAGGATATTGAGATTGACGATATCTCGGTATCTTCAGCAGGTACCGCTTCTGCTGGAACAACCCTGGCTCGTTTCGGTCTCTACACTTACGACGAGACCACAGCAACACTTGTAGCTAGAACTGCTAGCGACACCACCATATTCTCGGTGCGTAACACTCTGTATACAAGAACCCTTAACGCCACTGGTGGATATCCACTTACTTACACACTCAAAGCTGGAGTTCGGTATGGGCTTGCAGTTGTTTGGGTTGGAACAACACCTGGAACTGCATATGTCGCATACGGTTTCCCACCAGGGTCAGTAGCAGGATTGAGTCCAAAACTAAATGGAGCAATCACAGGTCAAACAGATTTGCCAACAACTGGAACACCAGTAACAACTCAAAACATCGGACTATGGGGTAGGTTATCGTGATAGAAAGAATTGATTTAGGAATTGACCCATTAACTGGGGTACGGAAATATGAAGTTCGGGATGCAAGCACTGGGGAGGTTATAGGCTACGATTATGTAGCTCCAGAATCCGAACCTAGTTAGGCCTTGCATGAAAGTCGCTGTTTACACCATAGCTTTAAATGAAGAACACTTTGTATCCAGATGGTACGAGTCAGCTAAAGATGCCGACTACCTACTAATTGCAGATACCGGTTCTACAGATGGAACTCCAGATACTGCAGTTAATCTAGATATAAATGTCTACGACTTGTCTATAAAACCCTGGAGGTTTGACGACGCCCGCAACGCATCATTGGCTTTAATACCAGCCGATATTGACTACTGCATCGCACTGGATATGGATGAAGTACTCATGCCAGGTTGGCGAAAAGAACTAGAAAAGGCCCACACCCATAAGTGGACACGACCACGATACAAATACACGTGGAGCTGGAATCCTGATGGCTCGCCAGGATTACAGTACGGCGGTGACAAGATTCACCTACGCCATTACTATCGCTGGAAGCACCCTGTACACGAAGTCATAGTCCCTGACAGGATTGCGGAGACTCAAGGGTGGACAAATCTGGAGATACATCACTATCCAGATAGCACTAAGTCTCGTGGCCAGTACTTCCCACTTCTTGAGCTGTCAGTTAAGGAAGACCCTAGCGATGATAGAAACGCATTTTATTACGCTAGAGAATTATTTTTTCACGGGCAATTTGAGAAATCAATTGCTGAATTCCAAAGACATCTGAGCTTACCGCGAGCTACCTGGCGGCCAGAACGCGCCGCCTCCATGCGCTACATTGCAAAGATGTCTGACAACCCGACAGAGTCAGAGGCTTGGTTTAAGCGAGCTATAGACGAAGTGCCAGATAGACGAGAGGCCTATGTAGAGCTAGCCAAGCTTTACTACGAACAAGCTAGGTGGGCAGAGTGTCTGCAGGTTTCTGAGAAAGCTTTAGAGATTAAAGACAAGCCATTAGAATATCTGTGCGAGGAGTTTGCTTGGGGTTCAGAGCCCTGGGATTACGCGGCAATCGCATCTTACAACTTAGGTCTTTTTGATAAAGCACTTAAATATGGAGCCAAAGCCGTAGAATTGAATCCACAGGACCAAAGGCTTAATAACAACCTGGTCTACTACCAGCTTAAGGAGGCGTAGTGCGAGCCTATACTCCGGGCGGAAGATTTGATTCAGATTTTGAATTAGACTCTATGGGCGATGGAATAACCGCTGACCTAACAAACCCTGCTGGTACTACCGCTGAGTGGTGGATATTCGACAGAGTCAATAGCACTAAAGACCCGATATACGATGTAGAGCCAATCGGAGGCGGACGCCTCTGGACTGGGCCCTACACCCTATCGGTTATTAGAGCCTCAATTACTCAAGGTGCTACCCCAGTCACTGACCGAGGTTTCTATAACGCCGATACGCTACACCTAACTTTGAACGTAGATGACCTACGCCGTGTAAGCCCTGACTTGTTTAACGACCGAGGCTTAGTCAAGTCGGCAATTGACTTATCAAACAGGTACCGCCTTGTTTGGAAAGAACAGGTCTACCGACCATTTAAGACTCAACAAGCTGGACAGGTTTCAGATAGACACACCATCATCACCTTAGATTGCATACAATTAATGCCAGACGAGCTTGTTAACGACACTCAGTTCTTGGCGTACGCCCAAGCCTAGGAGGAAATATGAAGGGTAAGAAGAAGGTCGAAAAGGTAATGAAAGAGTACAAAGAAGGAACTCTTCATTCAGGCAAAGACCCTAAGGGTCCAAAGAAAGCCAAGAAGGTAACCTCTAAAAAGCAGGCTGTAGCCATTGCTATGTCTGAGGCTGGAATGGCAAAGAAGAAAAAGAAAAAGTAATGCCAAAGAAACGTATTGGTCAGTCAGTGGGTAAAGCCCCTACTAAGGCTGTGAACATTGCCCTTACTGGTAGTAAGTACTCTTCTGGCGGACAGAAAGTAAAGCGTAAAAAGGGTGGCGTTATCAGAAAACCTAAAGCCACTATTCGCTACAAGAGGGGTAAGTAATGGCCAAAAAAGAAAAGCCTGCAACCATTAAAGCTGGCGGAGCTCCTCACGTTGTCTATAAAAAAGACAAAAAAGTTATAGTTGACCACCTTGGAAAAAAGGGTGGCAAGTGGGACAAGATAGATTTAACTAAACATACAAAAGCTAAGTCTGTGAAGGAAGGGGTTAAAGCCGTAAAGAAATGGCATAAAACCCGTCCGCATAAGAAAGGCAAATAATGGTCAAAAAAGAGAAGCCAGTCTGGGACAAAAAAGACCCAACTCCAGGTAAGTCTAGTAAACTTAGTAAGAAGCAAAAAGCTTCTGCCAAGGCTAAAGCTAAAGCAGCGGGGCGCCCCTACCCGAATCTAGTGGACAACATGGCTGCGGCCAGAAAGAAGAAAAAATAATGTGCGCTAAATGTGGATGCGGGTGCAAGCCTGGTAAGCCAGCGAAGGGATGTAAGTGCTCATGCGCGACCTGCAAATCAGCCAAAAAGAAAAAGAAGTAGTTTGCGGGTGCGGTAACTGCGCTTGCGGAAAGGACAACAATGGCCAAAACTCCTAGCTTTATGAAGGGCAAGTATACAAAGTCTAAGGACGAGAAGATGGATGCTCGCCTTACTAAAAAGGCTGGCCTAGATAAAGAAGACAAAGAAAAGTTTGAAAAGATGGACAAGGCTCACGGCAAGAAAAAGAAGCCTAAGACCATTGCTGAAGATAAGAAAATAGACACAGCTCTTATCAAGAAGATTAAAGCCAAGGCTAAAGCCCATGAGAAAAAAGAAGGTAAAAAGGGCGAAGAGGCTGAGGAAAAACGAGAAAAGAAGAAGGAAAAGAAGTAAAGCTTGGGCCCCCGAAAGGGGGCCTTTTGCTTTATTATTGAACTGGTTCCATGCGGGAACCAAAGCTGTACCCCTGCGTTTGACCTTGATACTCCACTAGGAGCTTGCCGTGCCCTACTTGTTTGAAGATAAGTACCGAAAGGTATCGGAGCCTACTGAGGCGGATTTTGCCCGTGGCTTAGCCGATAGCAATGCCGAAAAAACACGCAAAGGTACGCAGAACTTTTTAGCAGGGCTGGTAGTGGGTATCTTGTCAGCACGCACGGGAAAACGGCGTAGATGATTAATGACGTTCTCTCTAGCTCACTAAAGAAGCTAACAAAAACACTTACAGCGGATATCCGCAAAGACGCCCTTATTGCTGGGTGGCCTGTGGCATTGGCCGACTCCTTGTCTGTAAAGATTGAGCGCAACTCCCTATCGGTTGAGTACCCAGAAGACTTTTCTCAAAAGATTGAAGACCTTGAGTATGGCGACGGCATGTCTACACCTAGACCTGTGCTACGCCGGTTTGCCTCTAAGCATAAGTTGAAACTGAAGAATGACATTACTGAGGCGAGCGCCGACTGGTTGTTTGAAGAAGGGATACTTCCATGAGTTTTATCCTTGCCGAAGACGCTGCCCTAAAAACAAAGATGCAAGGCATCGTAGTTCCTGACGAAAAGAATGGAACACGCTCAGTACAAGTCTGGTTTGCTAATCCAGATGTTGAGACTCGCCAGCAGTCGTATCCCTATATCACAATAGAACTTATTGGAATTGACTGGGCTAACTATAGACAGCACTCAGGTTATCTTGAAGATAACGACCGCCAAGGAACTGTTACCCCAATTAATGGAGAAGTGTTTAGATATGAATCCCCAGCTACTTGGGATTTGCTTTATCAAATAACAGCTTATTCTCGTCATCCACGCCATGACAGAATTATCGTAGCCCACTTATTGGGCCAAGATTTTGTAGCAAACCGCGGGTTTCTACCCGTGCCTAATGACCTAGGAACAGAAACTTCCTGGCGTCACATTGTTATGCAAGATTTCGCTAAGCGCGACACCATAGAGGACGGACGTCGGTTATACCGAAGTGTGTTCACTGTACTCGTGACTAGTGAAGGAACCCCGACCGACGGAGATTCTGTCGCCTGGGTTGAAGATGTACTGATAAACGAAAACCCAACCTATATCCCATCCGACTACGAAGAGTTGTAATACTCGTAAACCAAAGAAACTAACTAAGGAGAAAACCAATGGCATACTTACGGCCAGGAGTATATGTTGAGGAAACCCTCAACCCTATTCCGCCTGTCGTAGGCGCTAATGCAACATCTGTTGCTGCTTTTCTTGGCGCTGCCGACAAGGGTCCTCTAAACCCAACACTTGTGACTTCGTGGACTCAGTACACAAGCCTTTACGGTTCATGGGGCACAGAAAACACTCTCACAACCGCTGTCTACCTTTTCTTTGCAAATGGTGGAAATCAAGCGTACATAAAGAGAGTTCCAGGTGCAGGCGCATCATCCGCTACTAGAGTGTTTGATGACCGTTCTGTATCTACTGACCCAACTCTTGCTCTTACCGCTTCAAGCGTAGGAACATGGGGCAATTCAGTTTATATAACAATCACTAACTCCACATTAGCTGACCACTTTGATGTGACTGTCTTCTATGGAGGAACTGGAGCTGCAAACGTAGTTGAGCGTTTTACTGACCTCAACATGACAGCTTCTAGCCCACGTTACGCAGTGAGCGTAATTAACGCAGGCTCTACTTATGTACAAGCATCAGACGAAGGCTCAACAGCTACCGGTGGAACAAGAAACCCATCTGTAGTTTCTCTAGAGCCTCTAGCTGGTGGCGCAAACGGCTCAGCTGTAACAGAAAGCGATATCGCTAACTCTGCTGTAGCCCTAGACACAGTTACAGAATCACTAGTACTAAACGCTCCTGGAGTTACAACCTCAGCAGCTGTAAACGTACTACTCTCATACGCTGAAGGTCGCGACGATGTGTTCATAGTTATTGACGCTATTAACGACACCGTTGCTAACCAGATTGTTAGAGCAGCAGCTTACACAGCTAGCTCACTAGGTGCGGTTTACTATCCAAACCTAACAATTCCAAGCCCTACCTCAACAGCTGCAGGAGCAACAGTTACTGCAAACGTTGGTGGAGCTATCGTTGGACAGTTCATGTCTACAGATGCTTCTCGTGGTGTCTTCAAGGCTCCAGCTGGTATCAACAACAGAATTGCAGGAGCAGTATCTGTTCCTAAGTTAACTAATGCAAACTTGGATGCTATGAACTCCGCGTCTGCTCCAGTTAATGCAATTCGTTATATCCCAGGCAGCGGAATTGTAGTAATGGGCGCTCGTACCCTTAAAGCAGGGTATGCAGACCGTTACGTCCCAGTTCGTCGTTCCCTCATTTACCTACGCAAGGCTTTGACTGACCTCACAACCTTCGCAGTATTTGAGCCAAACGATGCTGTGCTCTGGCGAACAATTAATTCCACGGTATCAACCTTCTTGACAGATTTCTGGTCACAAGGCGGTCTTCGTGGAGCAACTCCAGCCGAAGCGTTCTTCGTTAAGTGCGACTCCGACACCAACCCATTGATTAAGATTGAAAATGGAGAGGTAAACATTGAAGTCGGTGTAGCCCTACAACGCCCAGCTGAATTCGTCATTATTAAAATCGGTCAATACGACGGTGGAACAACCGTCTCAGTGGCGTAAGGAGAATAATCAATGGCTACTAGCAATATCTCGCGTTTTTCTAAGCTCGCAACAGACCCGTTGCGCAGTTTTAGATTCTACGCAGAATTTACGCCAGCTGAAACAGCTGCGTATGCGGGGAACAATAACTTCACCAAGTTTACTGGTGGGTTTACTAATATCTCGGGTTTATCAATTAACACCCAGAGCATTGGATACCGCGAAGGTGGATACAACACTACTCTGCACCAGATTCCAGGGATGACCACCTTCTCCCCAGTTTCTTTCCAACGCGGAACTCTCTTCGGAGAAGACCAAGCTATCAAGTGGATGCGCGGCCTCTTTGCTGCTGCTGCCGGAGACGGAATTGCAGTAACACCAGATGCAAGCTCATTCCGCTGCAACGTTAACATCTGGGTTCTAGACCACCCTATTGCAGACCAGGGCGAGAACGCGTTTAAGATGCGGTTCAAGATTCACAACGCTTGGATTAGCAGCCTTAGCTACTCAGACCTCAATGCAACAGACAACCAAATCTTGTTCGAGACAATGCAGCTCGTACATGAGGGTCTATCGGTATCCTTTACCGACTCAGCAGGAAATCCTTTAGCAAGTCAGGCAAAGGGATAAAACTACTTTAAGGAGAACAATTCGTGACTGAAAAGCTAATAACAGACGCGTCGCTACTCGAAGAACTTACCAAGAAGATTGAGGAACCGGCTGCAGAAATTAAAACTGTAGCCCCTTCCAACACTGAGGTAGCTCTTCCCGGCGGCTTTGTTAACCGGGAAGGCTCCTTGGTGAAGTACGCCGAGGTACGAGAACTAACAGGAGTTGATGAAGAAGCAATTTCTAAATCAGGTTCTGTTGGCCGAGCGCTCAACATGATGTTGACCCGAGGCCTTGTAAGCCTTGGAATGGAAACGGCACAGCGAGAAGACCTTGACAGCCTTCTTTCAGGAGACCGGGACGCAATCTTGATAGGAATTCGTAAGTGCACCTTCGGTGACACAATGCAATTCCAAATTAAGTGTCCGCACTGCGACACAGATTTAGATGTGACTGTAGACCTCAACAAAGACATACCTTACCGAGAACTAGAAGACCCAATTAATAATCGCACGTTCACGTTCAAGTCAAAGCTTGGAGAAGTACTTGTGAAGCTTCCAACTGGAGCTACGCAACGAAAGTTGATGGAGAACACCGACAAGACAGTGGCTGAGTTAAACACAATGCTGCTAGCTGGTTGTGTCTCTAGTATCAATGGCACTCCTTCTTTAGGAGCATCTACTGTTCTCAAGTTTGGAATGGCTGACCGTGAAAAGCTTATTAATGAAATCCTTGACCGTAACCCAGGTCCACGCCTCGGGGAGGTGAGTACGGCCTGTGAGGCATGCGGCGAGAACATCGCAATGCCGTTGAGCCTGGCCGACTTATTTCGTCTATGACGAAAAGGATTACGAAAGCTTACTAGACCAGTATGAGATATTAACTAGAGCCTTTCCAGGCTGGACGTTAGAAGACATACGAAGTCTTTCGGTAAGAGAACGAATGAACTGGATTTTAAGAGCTCAAAGAAAGAGAACTAAATAGGAGGTGATGTCAGATGTCAGTGCTTAGAGGCATGAATATTGGTGGCGGTAGAAACCAGACAAAAAAAGTAGAGTTGGTTTCTGAGTTAATTGCTGAATACCAAAAGCTAAACCAAGTACTTGAGAAGACCAAAACTCTCTCAGCCGACATCGCCAACAATTTAGAAAAGAGCAAAACTGCTGTATCCATGGCTGGTGGCCGTGGCGGCGGTGGCATAATCCCTGGTAAAGAAGGCCAGTTCGTAGACGAACCAGGTTATTCATCTTCAGCACAAGCAGCTGCTGAGGAATCTGCAAGTGGAATGAAATTTGGCAGGTTCTTAGGAACTACTGCCGTAGCTGCTGTTGGTTCAGCAATTGCTGGTATGCCAACTAATGCTCAAGTAATGGAAAACCGCTTTATAGAACAGCGCATGGCTTTTATGAGTGGCCGTGGAGTAGGAGCTGTTCGTGGTCAGCTAGCTGCTGCCGCAATGGGTGGAATTGTTACTAATGAACTAGATGCCGCTAGAGCTGCTGCAGCTGGTATGAGCTTTGGACTCATGCCTGGTGCAAATGCAAATGTAATGGGCAATGCCGCCACATTTTCTTATCTATCGCCAGGCGCAGGTTTAGAAGGTGGAATGAGAGCTACTGCAGCTCTTAACCAAGCTGGTAGCGTAAACAGACTTCGTATGCTTGGTATAAACGTCAGAGGCAACGACGGCTTCATGCGTGACGTAAAAGACATTGCCAATGAAGTTTACGACAGAATTTTAAAGCCTGCCGCAGGCAACCGCCCAATAACTAGAAAAGCGATTGCCCTATCGCTTCAGTCCGGTGGCGCGTTAGATATGTTCCTGAATCAATATTTCGGCGGAGACCCAGTACTTAGACAAGGTGTAGTAAACGCTATCTTGCAAAGAGCTGGTGGCGGAGAGATATCTAAGGAAGCAGTAGTTGAGTCTGGTTTAGTGCCTGATATCGCTCAATCAGAGTCTGAAAGAATGGGCCAAGCTTTCAAAGGTATTCAAGCTTCTACAGACCCAATGATTAAGGGAATAATTGAAGCAAATGAAAAACTAACAGCTTTGGGCAGAGCATTTGAAGAGTTTGCTAAAACTGGAATAGGTCAAGCAACGTTAGCCCTTAAAGGTTTTGCTGCTCAATTAGCCACAGGTGGCAATGGCGCAATGGGTGGTTTTATGGGCGTATTTTTAGGAAGTTTAATGGCTAATGTTATTCGCCCGCTATTTACAAAAATTGGCGCGATGATGGGGATTGGTGGCGCTGCTGGAGCTGCAGGAGCGGCTGGAGCTGCTGGCGCTAAAGGAAAAATGGGTTTTGGGAAGTTAGGACTCGCTTCTATTGCAGCTTGGTTAGCTACCATGGGCTTAGACAAAATGTTTGGCGACGATGTTTCAGAGGGTACTAGAGAAAAAGGCTTAGCTGCTGCAAGCATTGGAACTTATGCGCTAACTGGCGCAGCGCTTGGTAGTTTTCTTCCAGGTCCTGGCACTGCGATAGGTGCTGTTCTTGGAACAACGTACGGAGCATTTAAACATGGAGGAACTCTTTTAGGCCTTGGAGGAGACGCATCTGACGACCCAGGCTCAATGATGGGCGCGGTAAAACCTTTTAGTGGAAACTACAGAATCACATCTAACTATGGTGAAGTCAGACACTTAACCTTTCCTTCTGGAATAAAAAGCCCTTCATATGGCAAGCCTCACGGTGGAATTGACTTTGGTACACCTATGGGGACTCCGATATACGCCGCACAAGACGGAATCGTAGAGTCCACCCCTTACGACTCGGATGGTTTTGGAAACTACATAAAAATAAAACACAGCAATGGACTAGAGTCTTTTTATGGGCACCTTGCTTCTAAAGAACGCAGTGGAGGTTCAGCTGTACGAGCTGGAGAATTAATTGGTTACAGCGGTAACAGTGGACAAACTACCGGTCCACACTTGCATTTTGAAGTTAGACGCAACGGCGAAAAAATACATCCTAATGCCCTTTTAGAAGGAGCTGGTGAAGTTTCTGGCTCAAATGCTGGAGTGTACGCCAACTCTCAAATGGCTTCTAGTATTCAGTCTCTTCTTCCAAGAATGAGCACTGGCTTTCTTCCAGGAATTGGTGGAGGAGACGGCGGCTCTTCTGTTTCTTATGGCGGCGTATCAGTAACTATAAATATTCCTAAAGGCACCGCAATGGACGAAACAAAACTAGCAAAAGAGATTAAACGAGTTTTATCTGACGAAAACCAGTTAAGAATGGCGGTAACTAGATAATGGGAAATCTAAATGGTTCACCTAAAAACAACGCTCAAAATACTCCCAGACCAACTCCAAGTCCAAGTCCTGGAGTAGGACTAGTAACTCCAGTTGGGGCCACTGTTACATCAGTTACTACTAAAACCTCTTTTACATCAAAAATAAAAAACTGGTGGAAATCACAAGGACAGCTATCTACTTCAAGCATCCCTGTTTGGCAAGCCTACGCAGGTACGACTGTCGCTCCTGGCTCAGGACTATCCCGTGGAGCAAGTTTTGTTGCTTTTGCAGATAAACAAGCGAGTAAAGCGAACAGCACCAGAAATGAACCAAAGACAGCTGCACAACATCTACAAGATTTAAAAAAGATAGAAAAAGATATAGAAGCGGCTAATAGAAAAGACCCAAAACAAAAAAAGTTGCCTCCACCAAATCCAAGCGAATACGACTGGAATCTACCACCACATAGATGGAGCCTTCCTCTTAGCTCCCAAACCGTTAATAATATTGAAAATCAAGAGCCTTTTGGTGTACGAGGAGAACCTCATGATGCCTATAGGCGCGGTCGTATCTGGTGGAAAGCTAATTATGGTCTTGACATAAACTACGGAAAAGATAAAAAATCTGTAAAGCTAGGTCAAGGAGACAACGATAGGAAAATTGGTTTCCAATTTCTTTGGAATCCAGAAACCTTTGGAACCCAAGTCGCTGTGCAAATGGAAGCTGTCCCTCAACCAGCGGATATATTCCTAGGGGTTAGCGGCGCTTTCCCAGCTACTGAGGTAATCTCATTTAATATCAGAATAGATAGAACTAACGACTTTGCGTGCGCTGCAGCCCGTGTTCCAAGACCTCGTCTTCAAGACAACACATTTAACCTAATACAGTACGAGCGCGGTTTTGCTGCTGGTGATTCTACTAGCGCTGCACGCTACATACTAACGGACTCAATAGGAAAAGAACGCGTTACAGACTTAAAAGAGTTTTATTCTGTTAGCGGAGGTTTTTTCTATTACGGAGACCGTCTAGAACAAAAAATTGCCGACTTGTTGAACTACGGAACAATAGCCGACATAGAGTACTTGTACAGCGCTATAAACGGTAAGGGTCCTGGTAACGGAAAACCATGGATAAATGGTAGAGGCAGAAAAACTGCAGACATAGGTTTCCTAATGCCAACCCTACTGCATGTTGATATTGGACCTCTTTCTTATGAAGGTTACGTGACTAACCTAAACGTAAACCACATAGCTTTCACTCCAGATATGGTGCCTATCCGTACTGATGTGAGCTTCTCTATGAACCTATTGGCAACTGTCACTCTTAGTAATAGCGAGGAGTAATATGTCTATAAAACTAGGCTCCAGGTACGAACTTTCAGTAGTTGACTACCTGTCATTAGACATTCTTGGAGACTCATACCCAGTCGTCTTTTATGAGTTTGAAGACTTGGGTACTTTAACATACCAAGAGTACCCTTGGAAAGAAGGCGACAGATTAGACAACATAGCTGTTAAGTTTTATAGAAATCCTCGTCTATGGTGGGTTATAGCTGAAGCAAACCCTGAAATAGAAGACATTCAGTACATCCCCGCTGGAACTGTTTTGAGGATTCCAAGTGTATAAAGCAACAGTTTCTTTACCTACAAGTTTTAGCCAACCAGACCGAATACATAGAGCCTGGATTCGCCAAGCTCCTTATGAGCACGAGTTTGCTGAAATTAAATTCCGTGAATGGGGCATTGATTTATCTCGGGTTAAACCTGGAACCCCTATAGAGCTAACCATAGACACAAAGAAGTTTGTAGGCTATATACACGACGTGAAATCAGATATGTCAGCTACCACTAACTTCACTACAGTGTCGGCAATAGGCGCCTCCTATGTAATGAAGCAGCCAAACCAAACAATATATAAAAACATAACTGCCAGTGAAGTAGTCAAAAAAATAGCAATCAAGTATGGCTTCTCATATAACATCGAGCCCCATCCCCGAGTTTATCCACAGATATCTCAAGCTGGTCTTACTGATTGGCAGCTCATGGTCCGTTTAGCAAAACAAAACGGATACTTTTTAATAGTAGACGGCACTACCCTGCACTTTAAACCGCTTTTAAAAGACTTTAACGACAACATACAAGAGGCTAAATACTTTGCAAGAGGTGAGGTTGGTTTTAAAAACAAAGACCTGCTTTACACCTTCTATCCTGTAATTGGTGAAACTTTGTCACACGCTGGGGCTGATAAATCAGCAGTAGCTGTTTCTGGAATAGACCCCATAACAGGAGAAATACTAAAAGTAGTAAAGCAAGTACGAAGCACACCAACAAGAAAAAACTCTCAGACAGAACTTTTTGATAGGTACGCTACTTCTGTCGTAGCAAGTGATTTTGCTACAGCAAAATACGAAGCAGACGCCGCAGACGAGAACAGTAAGTTTCCTTATAGAGCTGAGATGGAAACAATTTGCAAAGGCAGCCTAAGACCAGGTATGCCTGTATATGTAGATAACGTAGGAGCTGAGCATTCCGGGTATTGGACAGTCTTAGAGTCTATTCATAAAATGGAAGAAACTTCTCTAAATGTTATGAACTTTACTTCTGAGTTTAAATTGGGAACAGACTCACTAGGCAGAGTAAACTCAGGAAGCGTTGAAACAAAACCTATAAATAATGGAAACAGAGTTTTAATCCCTAATGTAAGACAAACGCGAATTGTGCCTAAAAGCAATTTAAAAAGTCCATCTGTTAGGGTAAAGCCAACCGGAGATGTTAGGTTAGTGACCTCTAAAAATAGAACAGCCCCTAACAAAAAGTTTTATGAGATAGCACAGAACACTTGGAGCTCAGACCAGGGAAACCTTAAAACTAAAACCCCAGAAAAACGACGCTCAGCTCTAGCAGCTGCAAAGGTAAGAACCCATGCTTCCAGATTCTGAACATCGTTATTACGGCATGTACAGGGCTACAGTTGTTGATAACAACGACCCTGAAGAGTACGGCCGAGTAAAGCTAATAGTTCCTCAAGTTACAGGTCTTGAGCCAACAGAGTGGGCATGGCCTGTAGGCGGAGCTATATCTCAAATTAAATGGCCATACGGAAGCTTTTATACAACCGCAGACCAAGCAATAGGAGTTAGTACACCTACTTTGGTAACTGGGTGGACAGAGTCTGACACTAACAAAATGTCGTTAAGCGGAAACCGCATATATGTAGATGAATCCGGAGATTATTTTGTTCAGTTCTCCTGTATGTTTACCAAAACTAGCGCTAACTCAGGAACAGCCGATATGTGGTTTAGGGTAAATGGAGTGGATGTCCCATACAGTAACACCCGAATTACCCTTGCTGGAAGCAACGCTGAAATAACAATGACTGTTAGCCTTATTTTAGACTTAGAAGCTGGAGACTATGTAGAATTTGTTTCATCAGCTAGTGCAACAAACACATTTTTAAGCGCTTCTTCAGCAGGTGTTGGGCCAGGGGTACCTGGAATAATCGCTACTTTAAACTTAATAGGTAAATGGAAACCACAAGAGAACACTGGCGTATGGGCCATGTTTGAGGGTGGAGACCCTAACTTTCCGCTTTGGATAGGAGCATTCTGATGACTACTTCAGCAATATCACTGCCTTTTTCTTTTAATAATTTCGGTCAGCTCTCCTCTAGTAGTGACCCTAAAAAGATATGGCAAGACCGCGTGTTGTTAGTCCTCATGACAAGATTTGGTGAACGAGTTATGAGACCAGACTTTGGCTCTAATGTTTCCGCGACTCTTTTTGAGCCAGATTCGGTTGCCATAGAAACCATACGCCGGACCATCTCTGAAGCTTTTTCTGAATGGTTAGGAGACCTAGAGTTAACAGCTATAAATCCAGTGTTCAACCCCGACACTGGAGCGCTAAATGTAAGCGTGACCTACCGACTTCCTACAGGGGAGGAGGACACAGTGCCCTTAAAAACCGCTATCCTTAGTAGGTCAGGAGACATAATCCAGGAGATACCTAACAATGGCTGATGCTAGCAACTTTATCCCACAGGTGGACTACACCTCCAGGGATTATGAATCTATCCGAGAAGACCTCATTAATCTCATTCCTAACTATGCCCCTAACTGGACGAATAGAGACCCGTCTGACTTTGGTATAACACTTATTGAGTTGTTCTCTTATATGGGGGACTTGCTCAACTTTTATATAGACCGTGCAGCCAATGAAGGGTTCTTAGCTACAGCTAGTCAACGAGATAGCATTCTAAGAATTGCTTCTATGCTTAATTACACCCCAACTGAAAGCTCTCCTGCTAGAGCAACTTTGACGTTTACTAACACAAATGCGGTAACAAAAACCATACCCGCTTTAACTCAGATTGCAACAACAGCTATCGTTGATGGAGTAAGCACACAAATAATTTTTGAAACAGATGAGGAAATAGTAGTCCCAGCAAAAGTTGGAGCTGTTAACGGAGTTGCTGAAGTAGACGCAACGCAAGGGTATACAGTTACTAATGAGCTTTTAGGAACCTCAACCGGCAATCCAAATCAAGTATTTAAACTCGCACAGTCTCCTGTTATAGGTGACAGCGTGTCTTTGTCTGTAAACGGGATTACTTACAACTTCATACCGTTTCTTATTGACGCTACATTGTTTGACCCTGTCTTTACAACCTTCTCTGATTCTGAAGGAAGTACGTACGTACAATTTGGTGACGGTGTTGGGGGAAGAATACCTCCCACTAGCTCTACCATAACAGCTACTTATAGAGTTGGAGCTGGCTCAGCTGGTAACGTTCCGGTTAATAAATTAACTTTCTTTTTAACAAACGTAACCGCTGGAGTAACGGTAACAAACCAATCTGCAGCAATTGGAGGGGCAGACGAAGAAGCTACAGACTCAGTTCGCACCAATGCTCCATTAGCGTTACGAGCTTTAAATAGGTCTGTGTCCTTATCTGATTACGCCTCTACAGCGCTTCAAGTTCCAGGAGTAGCAAAAGCTAATGCTGAAGCTGAAGTTTATTCAAGCGTGCTTCTTTACATAGCTCCTTTTGGAGACCCAGGCGTTATAGGCGGCTCAACTACTCCAACATTTGATGATTTAGCAACAAGAGTAGAGCAGTACTTTATAGAAAAAGCTCCGCCAAATACAACGCTAACTGTTCTCCCACCTTCTTACGTAGAAGTTAACTTAGAAATGACCATATATGTACTCCCACAATACAAACAAACAATAGTTCAGAATCAAGTCCTCTCAGCAGTTAGAGAGCTGTTTGATTTTGACAATACATTCTTTTCAGAGACCATACCTATTCAGTATATTTTGTCAGCTGCAGGTCAAGTAACTGGTGTTGATTACGCAACAATACAGTTATACAGAAGAGACTCTGATGAGCAGCTATTTAATATGAGCAATATTGCTAGAACGTCAAACATAGCAACCATTACCACCTCTGTAAACCATGATTTTACAGTTGGTCAAAAAGTTCGTGTTGATAACCCATCTAATACATCACTTGATGGGGACCATGTAGTTTTATCAGTTACCTCAAACACGTTCACTTTTGCAAGCATTGGCGGAAACATTGTTTCTGGACCAGTGAGCACCGGCACAGTTAGAGCTCTAGAAATAGAAACTCTAGTGTGCGGTGTAGATGAAATACCTCAAGAAGGCACCTTCAACATAGAAGTTGAAGGCGGGATAGCTTAGGAGAAACATGGCAGCCGTATACCCAGGGTCAATACGTTCTTTTACTACAAAAGCAAACAACGTTGACGTAATTGACGCGTCACATCCAAATCTTATTCAAGAAGAGGTTGTGGCCATCCAAAGCACTCTAGGCACTAATCCAGCTACCTCTTCAACAGGCTCTGGTGTTTATGTATCTACTTCCACAGCCTTTGCTACAGTAAAAGCAAGATTAGATAACATTGAAAACGGTGTTTTAGGTGACGTCCACACTCAGTACGCAAAAAATGTAGGTGGTAGCACCATAACCCCATCAGCTGCTGCAACAAAAGGACTAGTCATTAGAGCTGCGTCTGGTCAAACAGCTAACCTACAAGAATGGCAAGATTCTTCTGGTACTGTAGTTTCATATATTGATAGCGATGGAGTTTTAAACGCAGACAGCAGCGCACGAGATAACTTAACAGTCATAACCTGGCTTTTTGGATAATAAATGGCTAGATACGGCGATAGTTTCTACGGCCTTGCGTACTACGGTGCTGCAACACTTGTTGACTTTGACGCATCACCGTTTTTGGCTACGCCAACTGACTATGGAAAAATAACCGTAACCTGGACTGAACCAACAGGTTCCTGGGACAAACTGCGGCTTATTAGAAATCCTTTTGGCTTCCCAATGACTCCAGACGACGGAGACCTGTTGGTTGCAAGCACGCAAGCTGATGACGATGTAATCTATGTTGACATTGGTCAAGTTCCAAATAACTCTGGATTGCTAGAAGGCCATACCTATTACTACGCAATATTTGTTAGAGAAACCACCCAGTACACTTGGGTAAAAGCTGGAGAAGCTCTTGGAGTATCCGTTAGAGACTACGGAACTGTAGACCAAATGTATGAATACCTACCCGCTATATACAAGGTAAACAATGTATTTTCTGCGTCTGACAACGACACTGAGATAAATGACGACTTATACAACTTTCTAAATATCCTGGCTTTTGAATACGACTTTTTTAAAACTTTAGCGCAAAATGTCAGTGAAAGGTTTGACACTCTAAACCTAGATGGGCGACTTATACCCACGCTTATGAATGAGTTTGGCCTTGTATATGAACCTGAAATTGGGTTACAACAAGCAAGAATTCTACTTAGAAATGCAATCCGCATCTTCTCAAACAAAGGTAACTTATTTGGTTTAAAGACTTACGTTACAGCTTTTACTGGGTTTAACTGCGAAATAGGTGAGCCTGTAAATCTTATGTTAGATGTTAATTCCGGCTCTTTTAAAGAAACAATTGGATTATGGGAGTCAGAAAGCAATGTAACTTTAACTCGTGGTACTTTGACTTCTGAAACACCAGCGGTAGCGCCTTATGAAGAGCCATTATCTCCTTCTAATTACCCAAATTTACAAAAAGGGTTTTTAAAGACTACAGCTACTTCTGCGGGAGAAATGACATTTTCTTGTGGGGTTTCCAACCCTAAACTAAAAGGAATACCTGTAATAGCGGGTCATACGTACACCCTTAGTTTATATAGTTGGGCTAAAACAACTGCAAGAACTGTAGTTGTTGATATTCATTGGTTTGATAGAAACGAAACATTTTTAGGCTCAACAGGTGAAGCGTCATACACTAACTCAGTAGGGGTATGGACTAGAAGCCCTGGTTCAACCGGCTCAGCTCCAGCAGAAGCTTACTTTGCTGTTCCACAAGTACGGATTGAAGCCGCGGCGTCTGGTGAAGTGCATTACATTGATGCGGTTCAATTTGAAGAGTCAGCATCTGTAACCACCTACGTAGACCCAAGAAGAGTAGACATTATATTAAAAGCAAATAGAGTTAATTTAATTAAAAACCCAAGCTTTGAATCTTCAGGAGGTTTAAGCTATTGGGAAGAGTCTAACGGTGCCGATTTGGCATATCCGCTTTCAGTATCACAAGAGGCTACTAATCCAATAAGTGATGAATTTGATTCTGTAGATAATCTAGTTAATATTTGGTTAAATGTGACTAACACCACAGACGCTCATATTAGAAATGTAGAACCAATAGAGGTTGTTCCTGGGGAACAGTACGCATTAAGCAGTTATGTATGGGGACCAGTTGTATATGGAACTCCGACTGAACAAGTCACCGCAACGATAGCTTGGTTTGATGAGTCGGATACTTATATTTCATCCTCTTCAGGAGATGCCGTAGTCCCATCTCTTGCTGCGTGGGTTAGGCCTTCAGTTGTAGGAACTGCACCAACTAACGCTAGATATGCAAGAGCTACTTTTATTTTTGGAGCTTCGCCTGGAGCCCTTACTGTTTATGGTATGGACGGCGTGCTGCTGGAGAGGTCTTCGTATGTGGCTCCATACTTTGACGGCTCTTATGGGTACAACCAACTTTCAGATTTAGTGTGGGAAGGCACCCCAGGATTAAGTAGAAGCCATTACTATAAAAATAGATTAGTTATTCAAGACAGGCTTGCTGAAACAGTAGGTAACTACATAATCCACGGCATTCCGTGGGCAGTATTCGTCGCCCAGCCTGACTAGAAAGTTTTTCCTAGTGGTGTAGTCTAGCCCCTCCATCAAGGAGGTACTGATGAGACTACAAACTGTAGTAATCATAGGAAATGGCAAGACTTCTAGAGCAAATGTAGAAGCAATACTTAGTGATGTAATAACCGTACATAAAGAAAATATTCAGTTTGCTTTTATAGCAAGAAGCACGCAGTCTGAAGGCATCATATGGGCTCAACAGTACGTCGCTGAGCAGGGCCGAGTTGGCGTTGTATATGGTTCAGATTTATCCCTAGACCTAAAGAAACTAAAAGAAGACAACGCTGGTAGAACCATAGAGTTCTATGTGCTTTGGGATGATGAAGACTACGACTGCTTAGAGGCAGTTAGTTTTTGCCAAGAGAACAACATAGCTATGTTCGACTTAACAAATGGGCTCATAGCTATAAAACCATCTGTAAAGATAGAACAACCTGTACTAGTGGAGATGCCTGAAGTAGAAAAGATAACTAACCCTGAAGCTGGTTTAGTTAAAAAAGTTATTAAAACCGATGAGGAAGAGGAAGAAGAAGAGGAAGAGTTTGAGGACGATGAGGAAGAGCTAGACTCCGAAGACATCATCCTTGAAGGTATACAAGAAATTGCTAGGGTGTTTGCCATGGCGATTGCTGCAGAACTCAAGACGATACTAAAGCCTGAGGCTGACAATGAAGATAAGTAAATTGGCACGAGAGTGGCTGGTTTACTTTTCTAACCACCCTCATGTCCGCATAAACACCCGCTCTTTAGTTGAGCGAGGCCTAAGCCGTAGGAAGAGCCAATCAGTCATTAGGGAGCTTCTAGAGGCAGGTTATTTGAAGTCTAGAAAGAACTCCCGGATAGGTACAAAGCTAGAGCTAGACACTACCACTCTGGTATCGTCCGATATAGCTGTATATAGCCATACTGGCTCAAGCTATATTTCTAATAGCGAAATAGCTCCAGCTGTATTTCTATATAAGCAGGTTAGTGAATATTTGTCCGACGGAGTCGGACCTAAAGGAGAAACCATGGGTTGGGATATATTCAAACCGACGAGTGACCCCAAAGCCGAAATGCTTGAAGAGCGTCGTAAGTTTGAAGAGCGCAAGAAAGCCGAGTACCGCGAAGAGCGTTCCAAGAAGCAAGCCGAGAGGCGAGTCCACCGCTCTAAGGTTCCCACCGACCTATGGAAGTCCCAAGATGTGGCGCATGAGTTTGCCGACCGCCTTATGGACTTTTGGGATATCCCGCCGTTCCGCGTAATTAATTCCAGATTCGTCCCCGCGCTTGCACAGATGAGAAAGACCCTAGATACCAACGGCACCATAGAGCTCGTTATGATGGAGCTGTTCTTTGGTTCTATCCAGCATGACAAGTACAACGATGCGGACCACCTATGGAGAGCCTTTATCAAGATGGCCCCTTCTTTCGTTGAGCAAGCCCGTCGTTCTGTAGTTACACCAGAGGAGGCTGTGACCAACAAGATTGATGCCGAGGTTCAGGCAGACAAGAAGCTATCTAGGTTTGAGGAGGAATAGTGTTCGATATAAACGAAGTGCCTATCCGACGTAGGACTTGGATACAGATGGCAAACCTGCCAAAGGCCCGTGTGGGCTGGGAATTGGGTGACTGTACAGACGTACCCCAGGCTGACCTAGAACGGGTCTCTAAATGGCTCACAGGGCTCTACAAGGGCATCGTGGTCGGCGCCACAGGAAAGGATACGTGCGGCGTAGGACTACTCCTCTACGGCCTTCCAGGGCGCGGTAAGACGGCATTGGCAGCCTCTATCCTCCAGGAAATCATGCGCCATGCCACTCCTGAGGCCTTAAAGATGGAGGATGGCAAGGTCTTGGTACGCCCCTGCTACTTCACGACTTTTAGCGCCCTTCTAGACCTGAAAGGCGCCAATATGGATGAACCTGAGGAATCAGAGGCAAGCCTGTTCAACGGCATATTTGGGACCAACAAGTCCGATGCCTACAATGTCAGGGTCTTGGTCTTAGATGATGTCGGGCGCGAACACGCCAGTCTCTCTGGCTGGCAGAAGAGTGTTCTTCATCACTTGCTTAGGACCCGCTACAACAACGGTCTTCCAACTATCGTAACCTCAAATGTGTTGAAGAAAGAATGGGCTGCTCTCTACGGTGATGCAACCGCATCTTTTGTAGACGAAGCCTTTGTTCCCCTATCAATGGACAACGAAGACTTGAGGAGACTATGAACGAGTACCGGCTATTGCAGGTGTTCCTAAGCACAAGCTCTACAAACCCAGGCCCAGGAATTTTTGAGGTTTACGGAGATGAAGAGCAGAACTTGAAATGTTCATGCCCAGGATTTAACGTCAAAGGAACATGCAAGCACACTAAGTACGTGAACCTGCGTATTGATGAGAACGATGGTGTGTATCCTGTTGAAATTTCAACTAAAGCTTCGGTAGCCGAGGCTGAATTGGCTAAGAATGACCCCGATAAATTTAGGGAATTCCTAATTAAATACGGGAAAATTGAGGTTTTCTAATGCAGAACGGGGATATAAGCAACGCTTTGCCTCCACGGTTCTTGGTTACGCTAGACGTGATAACCGACGAGTACGTGGACGAGCAGAAGATTTGGCGCATAATCCCCGTCAAGAGAACTAAGACGCACTACAACAGACTTGTTTTAAGTCATCTATACGTGACTTCCTTAAAGCGCGGGTGGACCTTAGAACTGATTGGATATGGGAAAACAGACGAGGAGATGGTTGAAGTAATGCAATATCTTGACCAGTACGGCACTAATCCGTTTAGATATGCCTCTGGGTACAAGTCAATTGACGCACTTGTCAGCCAATTGCCATACAGGCCAGAGATTGCAGGAGTTATAGATATGCCAACGAACCTACTTCGTTACGGAAGTTGGGGAATGGATTTCCCACGACTATGACAAACGAATCTCGCTTACTTAGTTCTGCAATTGCTCACCGCGATTTATCTCCATTGTTCGAGCGCGGTGCCCGCGACTCTTGGTTCGTAGATGAAGAAGACCGCCGTATATGGGTGTTTCTGCGCACACACTTTTCAAAGTATGGCGAGTGCCCAAGCATCGAAGTTGTTAACGATAACTTCCCTACCTACAAGCTTTTAGATGTTGCAGACTCCATTGACTACCTAATTGACGACCTGATTGCAAAGCGTCGCAAGGTTGCAACTAGCAACATGTTGCGTGAGGCAATTACAAAGATTGAAAGAGAGCAAGACCACGAAGGAGCCTTACTTGCTCTGCAGAGCGGTATCGTTCAAATTGAGCAGAGCGGTCTTAGCCAAACTTCTGATGTAAACCTAATCAAGACCACCGAAGAGCGGTGGGAGGAGTACCAAGCTCTTAAGTTAAACCCGGGACTACTTGGATGGCCTACTGGATTTCCAACTATTGACTCTGTAACTAATGGTTTACAGAACGGCCAGTTGTTAGTTCTAACCGCTCAACCAAAGACCGGTAAGTCCACGTTGCTTATGCAGATTGCCCATAACATTCACAAGGCTGGAGCTGTTCCGTTGTTCCAGTCTTTTGAGATGAGTAACTCTGAACAGCAGAAACGTTACGACATTATGCGAGCGCAGATTTCTTATCAGCGTTTGATTACAGGTACTCTCACTCCAGAAGAAGAGGCTCGTTACAGAAACTCACTTTCTGATATGTCTGAGGACGAGCATAACTTTTGGTTGGTAGATGCGGTTAACGGAGCCACAGTTTCAGCTATTGCTAGCAAAGTTCAGACGCTTCAACCTGACATCATCTTTATTGATGGCGTTTATCTAATGATTGATGAGCAGAGCGGAGAGTCCAACACACCTCTTGCTATTACTAACATAACTCGTTCTCTAAAGCGCCTAGCTCAGAAGTTTAATAAACCAGTATTTATAACAACTCAGTCTTTGACATGGAAGATGCGCAAAGGCAAGGTCACTTCGGACTCAATTGGTTACTCATCTTCGTTCTTCCAAGACGCGGACGTACTCTTTGGTCTTGAGCGAGAAGATGAAAACATTGACGACACTCGTATATTTAAAGTCATGAACGCAAGAAATTCTGGGCCAGTAGAGACCTCACTTTTGTTTACATTCGACACTGGACAGTTCAGAGAACTAACAGGCGATGACATATGACAATAGAAGAGATGGAGGAGATTCTTGCCCGTCTCAATATGGATGTGGTAGGAATCAACGGCTCCGAAATACGTTCGTTTTGCCCAGGTCATTTAGAGATTAAGGGTAAGGAAGACTCCAACCCTTCTTGGTATATAAATTCAGACACTGGCGCTCACATATGTTTTTCTTGTGGTTTTAAGGGCAGTCTTTTATCCCTAATAGCGTATGTAAAAGGCTTTAAGGATGTTCACGGAAATCTTGATTACGCAGATGCAAAAGATTGGCTGTACTTAGAGAATACTGACTTGTCGCTCCTTTTGGAGAGGGCTGAAAGAAAACCTAAAACTGAAGATGTATTCAAAGAGGTGACTGAGATTAGCGACGCCCGCTTAGCTATTTTCACAGACCCTCCCGCTGATGCCTTGTCGGCTCGCGGTTTGACCCTAGCTGCTGCTAGAAAATATCAATTGTTGTGGGACCCCAAACACAGCAACTGGGTCACGCCCATACGTGACCCTTTTACAAACGAACTTATGGGGTGGCAGGAGAAAGGTTATGAGAAACGCTTTTTCAGGAATTATCCTACCGGGATTGAAAAGGGCAAAGCCCTCTTTGGTTTTGCTCAGTATTCTGGCGGGCGGCTTGTTGTTGTTGAATCTCCTCTAGATGTTGTACGCCTAGAGTCGGTTGGCGTTTCTGGTGGGGTTGCTACCTTTGGAGCCCTAGTGACCAAAGAGCAGATAAACCTCATTAGAGGCGCCGACCAAATATTTTTTGCGTTTGACCATGATGACGCTGGTAAACTTGCTTCTGAAAAAGTTTTGGAACTGTCTTCTAAATATCAGTTTGAAGCTTGGTTCTTTAACTACTCACACACAGATATGAAAGACGTGGGCGCTATGAGTAAGTCTGAGATACTTCAAGGACTTGAGAGCGCTCGCCATTCTTTACACGGTTCAAAGGCATTAACGTGAATAGTTACGAAGATGCCATTAAAGTTGTAAAAGAGTTCTACTACAGATGTCCAAATATAGAGGACCACAAGTGCTATACCTGGTGGCGTCACGAACAATGCGCTGTGCTCATGGCTATTCTTTTTGTTTTAACCAAAGACCCAGTCTACGACTTAGGTGAGTCGGGAGATTGGTGGGATAGGTTTTTTGATGACATTCAAAGGTGAGCTACTTCCATATCAACCAGAGGCCGTTGACAAGATGTGTGAGCGGAAAAAGATGCTGGTTGCTTATGACTTGGGGTTAGGCAAAACAGTATTAACTATTGCCGCTTTAGAGCGCTTAATGGATGAGGGTGCGATTACAGAACCTGGAATTATTATCTGTTTGTCTAGCTTAAAGTATCAATGGTCTAATCAGATTAAAAAGTTTACCGAGGGCACGTCTAAGTCAATCGTTATAGACGGCACTCCTAAGCAGAGAGAAGACCAGTACAACAAAGCCTACCGTTGGAAAGACTCAAAAATAGACTACGTAATCGTTAACTACGAGCAGGTAGTGAACGACTGGAAGTTTATACAAAAGCTTCCTAGGGGTTTTATTGTTATTGACGAGGCTACAGCTATCAAGTCATTTCGTTCTAAAAGGTCTAGAGCTGTAAAGAAACTAGCAGACGCTCCTTACAAGTTTGCTCTTACCGGCACTCCAATTGAAAATGGTAAACCAGAAGAGCTATTCAGCATAATGCAGTTTGTAGATGACAAGGTTTTAGGGAGGTTTGATATCTTTGATGCAGCATTTATTGTACGTAATCATTGGGGTGGTGTTAGGCGGTATAGGAACCTTCCTACTTTGCATTCTCGTCTTAAGGAAGCTTGTGTTAGGAAATCGCAAAAAGACCCAGATGTCGCCCCGTATCTTCCAGATGCTATTTATAAAGAACCGATACAAGTAGTTCTTGACCGTAAGTCTGCAAAGTTATACAAACAGATAATTGACGATGTTCTAATTGACTTAGACACAGCGCAGACTATCTTTGGCTCAAACTTTAATTTGTTGGCTCATTATGGATACGACCGCTCCTCTTCTCAAGGCGATGAGCTACGAGGCAAGATAATGTCTAAAATTGGATGCTTGAAGATGCTTTGTTGTTCTCCAGAGCTTTTACGGACTAGCGCCAGAAAGTTTTCACAAGCAAATGGGGAAGGCTCTGCGTATGCCTATGACCTAGAACAGGCAGGGCTTTTAGACGGCCTTCCCAATACAAAGCTAGATATCCTTATAGATTACGCTAGTGATTTTTTAGCACAACAAGAGACAAACAAACTAGTCATATTCTGCACTTACGTTGACATACTCGACATGATTGCAGAACGCCTGGGCCCAGATATGTGTCGGATTTATTCAGGACGCATAGACGCTAAGACTAAAGAGGAGAACAAGGTTGCTTTCAATACAGACCCTGCTGTACGTGTGCTTATATCTAGCGATGCTGGGGGGTATGGTGTTGACCTACCGGCTGCTAACCAACTTATTAACTTCGATTTACCTTGGTCTTCTGGTTCGGCAACACAGCGAAACGGAAGAATAAATAGGGCTTCTTCGGAATGGCCCACCATAGTCATACAAGACATCCTTGTCAGCGGTTCTATTGAGATTCGACAACACGAGGCTCTTCAACAGAAGAACGCCGTTGCCTCAGCGGTCATAGATGGACAAGGCATAAATGACAAGGGCGGGGTTGACTTAACTATCGGTAGTCTGACCCAGTTCCTTCGGGCTGCTGCTGTTTGATTTTGTCAAATGTGGCCCAGCTCACACGCCGAGTCCTGTTATATAGTTTTAAGCCTATATTTTAGTGTTTTAAGGTGTTAAAATATTTAAATGCCTAATGCACCTAAGACGCCTACCCGTACCATCCGCGTATCGGACGAGCTGTGGACCGCTGTTCAGGCTAAGGCTGCCCAAGAAGCGGTAACCGTGACTAGCGTAATTATTAAAGCTTTAGAGGAATACGTCTCAGGTATTGACAACAACTAGCTCTTGGCTCTAAGTTTGTACCCAACCTAATGGGAGGTACAAATGACAATGCCAGAAGCAATTTCGCTAGACATTATAAAGTCAGAAGTTAGACAGTATCAAGCTCTTAAAGATGAAGTAGAGCTACTTAATAAAAGAAAAGACGACGTTAAAGGTCGTATATTTCAAAGCGCTGAAACTCAAGGAGAACAGAACGACAGAGGTCATTTTGTTCTAGAGATTGATGATGAAGTAAGCGGTATCAAGCGAGTAGTTAAACAACGACGCGCTTCTAAATCTTTTAATCCAGAAGCAGCAGAGGTACTTCTTACACAGAAAGAACTACGCGACTCATGCGTTAAAACTGTTGAGTTGTTGGATGAAGACGCCATTATGGCTGCTTACTATGAAGGCAAGTTAACTGATGCCGACATTGATTTAATGTTCCCCGACAAAATTACCTGGGCTCTTATTCTGGAGAAGTAATGTCTTCAGACTTTATTGAGGAGACTTTTTCAGGTCTCGATGCTTATTACCCAAATAGTAAACGTAAGCGTCGTCCTGTTGAGACAAAGAAACAAGTAAAGTCTGAGTCTTGGGAAGATGATTTTTACGAAAAGATGATTGGTGGTGTGAACAGACAAATGTATACATTGGGTTCACTAGCCAAAGCATTGAACAGGTCCCCAAAGACATTGCGTCAATGGATGGACGATGATAAGTTTCCACTTGCGCCTTACAGGCTTCCAGATAAAACTGGACGTAATGGAAAGGTCTACGCCGGTCGTAGGCTTTACAGTAAGGCTATGGTGGAGGCTGCGGTAAAGATATTTACCTCAGCTGGACTGCTACACGCGGATAAGGTAGACTGGTCAATGCACCGGAATCTCGTTGATGAGATTGCCGAGGCGTGGGCCACAATCCGCGCAAACGAACTAACCTAAGGAGAAAAAGGCTATGGCCATTCAGCAAGATGCCCCCGATGCTTCAGCTTATTTAACTGAAGACTCAATTGATGAGCGACCAGCTCAATCAACAACCAAGATGTCTGACGACATCGTTAAGTCCGGATGGGAAGCCGCAGAGAAACTTTCTGTTAGCTCATCCGATTTCCCAACTGAGGTTCGCTTTGTAGAAGGCGAATATCTCGTTCTCAAGTTCCTCGATGCAGACGGCCCGTTTGCAAGTTACAAGCAACACTTCCTTAACAAAACAGGTAAGCGTTCTTACACTTGCTTGGGTGCTGTATGTCCTCTTTGCACAAAGCTTGAGGACCGTCCAGAGAACAAGCGTGCTTTTTCAGTGGTTAACTTTAGCCACGAAGAAGGACCAAAGAAGCAGATGATTGTTGCAGGCGCTCGCCTGTTTCAGGCAATTCACGCTGCTCACTTCTCTCCACAAGGACCGCTCAATCAAAACTATTGGGCTGTACTTCGTACAGGAAAGAATGCTGCAACCTCTTACACAATCATGCCTGTAAAAGAGCGTGACTTGATGGAGGATTGGAAGATTGACCCTGCTATGGCCTCAGAGGCTATTGCAAACGTTGAGCCATATACGGCTGACGTAATTCAGAAACATTCAGTAGAAGAACTAGACGATATCGCGTCAGCACTTCTATAAGTAATTGGAGGCGACGGCCAACGTGCTGGTCGTCGCCTCTAAACTTAGGGGTCGCATATATGAACATAATTACTACACCTGACGCTCTTAATGAGATGGTGTCTCATTACTTAACTCAAGACGCTTTTGCTTTTGACGTGGAGACTGTTGGTCCTAACAGAGGCATCACAGTATTAAATGAGGTTTTATGGATTACCTTCGCTACACACGGGAGATGCGATGTTATTCCTATGGGACACCCAAACGGCGAGTTCATAGAGGAGATTTTTCCTTTAACAGGTCAGGGAGAGAAGCGCCAACAGCAGGGCCTTGTAGTACGACCCACTGATTATTCTCGGGATAAGAAGAAAGCCACAAAAGTATTTGGCCCACCTCCCGAGCAGTTATATCCTGGAGAAGTTTTCAAGGCTTTGGAGCCTTTGTTTTTCTCCACTGAGATTCTTAAGATAGGCCACAATTTGGTATTTGACTTAACTTCTGTAGCTAAATACTACAAGGGTCGAATTCCAGAGCCTCCTTATTTTGACACTATGGTTGTGTCTTTTATTGTTGATAACCGTAATAAAAACAAGTGCGGTTTAGATGATTGTTTAAAGCGCGAGTTTAATTATGAGATGGTTAAGGGCGTTGGTAAAGAGGTTGAAAAACACTCATTTGATGAGGTAGCAAAATACGCATATCTAGACGCCAAATACACTTTCTTGTTGTGGAAAGCTCTTCTTCCCAAAGTTGAGGCTGCAAACTTACAGAAGGTAGTGGCTCTTGAGATGGATGTCTTGAGCGTTCTTTGCGACATGAAGCTAACGGGTGCTCTTATAGATGTAGATGAACTAGGCAGATTGAAAACAGCACTTGAGCAAGACCTTGAACGAACCAAGGCTGAGATATGGAAAACCGCTGGAAGAGAGTTCAATATAAACTCTAATACTGAGAAGCAGTGGCTTTTGTATAGCCCAAAGGATTCCGGAGGTCGAGGGTTAAAGCCAAAGCTTCTTACTACTAAAGGCTTAGAAAAGGACCGAGAGGGCAAAGAGTTACTTCTTACGGATTACTCCACTTCATCAGAGGCACTAGAGCCCTATAGAAACAAGGACCCGTTTGTAACAGCCTTGCTTGAGTATGCTGATATCAACAAGTTATTGACTACTTACGTAACCCCGTATCTAGGTGGTGAAGTTGTTAGGACAGTAGGCGGAAAGTCTCGTACTGAATACAAGGACAGCCTTTTAATTAAGGGGCGTATCCACGCTGACTTTATCCAGCATGGTGCTGAAACTGGGAGGTTCTCAAGCCGTAATCCAAATCTGCAGAATGTTCCTTCCCCCCACACTGCTCATGGAAAATCTATTAGAAATCTTTTTATAGCTCCTAAAGACCATACGCTCGTTGTTGCTGACTACAGCCAGATTGAGCCTAGAGTTATTGCTTCGTTTTCCAATGACCCGATTATGGTCAAGAACTATTTAGAGGGCTCAGATATCTATACAACCGTAGGAGAAACAGTCGGCGTAGACAGAAAAGCTGGAAAAGTTTTAGTCTTGTCTATGGCTTATGGAGTAGGTCCAGATAAGATTGCTAGGTCAATTGGTTGTTCAATAACAGCAGCTAAAGAATTACTCAATCGTTTTGGCGAGAGTTTCCCAGCGGTAGCTAGTTATAAGTCTAAGGTTCTAGGAGTTGCTAGACGAGGTAGGCCTCCTTTCGTAACGACCATAACAGGTCGTCGTAGGTATCTTCCCGAGATGCTGTCAAAAGAACCAGGCCTTCGTGCAGCTGCAGAACGACAGGCTTTTAATACAAAGATTCAGGGCTCAGCCGCGGATATCATCAAGATAGCCATGGTGCGGGCGCACTCAATGGTTCCAAAAGAGGCTAAGATAATCCTCACAGTTCATGACGAATTGGTGGTCACAACCCCAGACCATTTGGTAGACGATACGGTCTCTAGATTACGAGAGGCTATGGAAGGAATCCAAGTGCTTCAAGTCCCGTTAGTGGCCGACATTACTACTGTTAAAAGATGGGGTGACGCTAAATGATTTGGCCTTTTAGAAAAAAAGATGAGTACAACTTAGAGATGGGTTCAGTGCCTTTGAGCACTCTTGTCAGATGGTATTTATATGATGCAGGTGTTGTAAATCCAAATAAAGCAGCTTCTTATTTTGAGATGACGCCCGTGTCTGAAGAGGGTTCAGAAAAAGAAGAAGCAGACAGCGCTAAAAGAATTGAAGCAGTTATTCCGTTGTTTCCATATTTAGCCGTGTTAGCAGAAGTAAACGCTAGAGTAATCTCTTCTCTACAAAAAGATGAATTAGTAGAGGCTGGAATGGACCCCAGCAAGTTAGAGAATGAGTTAGAAAGCATGAAAGAGTTTTATGAACAACTTGGCTTTACCGGTTTAATTACAGCTTTTAGTGCTGCAGCTGAACTCGGTTTAATCACCATAACTGGTGAGTTCTCAGAAATACAAAACTTGGAGATATGAAATGAGCGACTGGTGGACAAAAAAACTAACAAATCAAACCCCTCAACAACAGCCTTACCAACCTACTCCTCCTGTTGTACAACCACCCCCAGCGACACATACCCCGAGTGGAAACAGGCTCCCACAAAGCGCTATGAACGCGTCACTATGTCCGAACTGTTCGAGCGGGAATTATGGGAAGAGTACCCCGGAAGCAAGAGCCCGGTGTTACGACTGCGGGTATCCAATACAACAGTCAGGGTCAGGAGCACCTGGAGTGAACGTACCGACCAGTGGTCCGGTACAGTCAGCTAAACAAGTTAGCACCTCTAGTTCTTTTAGTATGACTCCACAAGAGAAGCTGGGATGACAAAATGGGTTTAGATAAAATAAAAGCTTTAATAAATAAGAAGTACGGTGACGGCACTATGGTCATCGCTTCTGATGTCATACCGAGCGGACGCTTGCCGTCAGGTTCTTTGGCTTTGGATGTTATTTTAGGTGGCGGTTGGCCAACTAATAAATGGCATGAGATTGTTGGAGAAGCAAGCAATGGTAAGACAGCTTTAGCTTTAAAGACTATTGCTGCTAATCAAAAGCGAGACCCTGAGTTCACAACTATGTGGGTTGCTGCTGAGCAGTGGGTTCCTGAGTATGCTGAGATGTGTGGAGTAGATTTAACTAGAGTCTATGTACTAAACACAAATGTTATGGAAATTGCTTTAAATACAGTCCTAGAAGTTGTAGAGGACAAAGAAATAGATTGTGTAGTTATTGATTCGCTTCCCGCTTTGGTGCCTTCAGCTGAAGACGAGAAGATGATGGAAGAGTTTACAGTTGGTCGCGCAGCTATGCTTATGGCTAAGTTCTTCAGAAAGATGGAGAAAGCCGGAAGCCGAAGCCTAACTAAAACTGAGCGCCCATTCATAGGCTTAATAATTAACCAGTATCGTATGAAGATTGGTGTTTCACAATATGCTGACCCCCGCACTACCCCAGGTGGCGAAGCTAAGAACTACTTTTTCTTTACTCGTGTAGAGGTCAGGCGAGATGAATGGATTGAAGTTGGTAAAGGTCAGGGGAAAAAAAGAATTGGTCAGACTATCAAGTTTCAGACTAAGAAGAATAAGACAGCTCCTCCGTCGCAGTCGGCTTTCGTTGACTTCTACTTCGCGGATGGAGGCCCTGTATCTAAGGGCGATTTTGATTTCGCAAAAGAAATTGTTGCTCTCGGATACCTATACAAGGTCATTGCAAGAGCGGGCTCGTACCTCAGGTACGAAGGAAGACAATGGCACGGTGCCGACGCAATGTTAGATTCGTTGCGGGAAGAGATTGACCTTAAAGAAAAATTGGAGCGGGAGGTGCTAGACGTGGTCAAAACTGTAGGGACTTTAGGCGCCGACCCCATTGACATAGATGAGGAGTGAAGGACAAAAGCGCTCAAGAGCCCACGAAGAACGACTTGCCCGTCTGGTTGGTGGTAGCCGAAACGCTGGCTCGGGTGCTTTTTGGTCACGTAAGGGTGATGTCAGGTCTGACGACCTACTCATCGAGCACAAATGGACAGGAAAAAAGTCCTTCACAATGAAGTCCAGCGTCCTAGAGAAGATAGTTGAGGAAGCTATCCTAGACGGCAGGACGCCTGTACTTGGTTTCAGTTTAAACAATGAGAACTACATAGTATTGACTGAGGACGACTTTTTGGAAATGCGTGAGTATCTGTTAGACTTAGCCGGTACGGAGGAGAAGTAGAGCCCTAATTAAGGAGCCCTACCCTGCCTGGTCAAGATGTAGATGACTGGCGTTATGCTGCGAAATGTCGCGGTATGGATACCGAACTTTGGTATCCGCCAAGAGATAAAGACTTATATAAATTAATAGCTGATAAAGCTAAAGCTGTTTGCTTTGGTAAAGATGGCAAGCCTGAGTGTCCAGTGCGCAAAGAATGTTTGTTGGAGGCTGACCGGATGGACGAACCCCATGGAATATGGGGCGGGCTGTCCCATCGTGAGCGTAATGCTCTAAAAAGAAAAGCTGAAAAGAAAGGCCTGACGCTAGCTCAGTGGGTGAGCTTAGACGACTGATGTGGTAAGTTCCTCCATGAGAGGAGAACCCATGGCTATTCAAAAAGAGAAAAGAAGCTCTGCTATGTCTGCGTTCTTGAAGGCTAAGGATGATTCAACAAGAGTATTAGGAAAAGTAGAGCGGTACGTGATGGCTCGTAAGCTATCCGTTCCGTCTGGAAGAAAAGATAACTGGATACACCCATCTCAGATGGTGTCTAAGTATTGGTGCCACAGAGCATCGTTCTTTCATATATTAGGTAAAGAGCCCGCAAAACAACCTACTAATCTTTCTAGAGAACTGGTGTTTGAGCAGGGTCATAGGATTCACGATATTTGGCAAACCTGGTTCGGACAGATGGGTAACCTCTACGGACGTTGGGAATGCGAGCAGTTGATGTGCAAAAACAGTTGGTGGGATACGAGCCCTAGCAACTGCCCTATGTGTAAGGGGCCTTGGATTAAGTACAAAGAAGTCCCACTTGAAAGCAAGGAATATATGATTACCGGTCATGCTGATGGCTGGTTAAAAGGTTTTGGTGACGACCTTTTATTAGAGGTTAAGTCAATTGGAGTTGGTAGTTTCAGATACTACTCAGGCAACCGTGGTTTTACTGATGCTGATTTTGCAGACGCTTGGAAGAACTTAGACACTCCATTTGAGTCGCACATCTCACAGGCGCAGGTTTACATGAAGCTGTTGGAGATTATGGGAGTAGACAACCCACCACAAGAAGCTTTGTTTATCTATGAGTCCAAGGTCAACCAGGAAGTCAAAGAGTTTGTGATTCCTAAATCTAACTTTGGTATAACTGAGCTTTTTGATGCAGCAAAGATGATTGTTGAGTGTTTGGAGAACAAGCGTCCTCCTATATGTAACATTTCTGGTCCTCAAGGGTGCAACAGCTGTAAGGAGTATTTCTACGATGAAGTCTAGTTTGATTGTTGACTCCGCTAGTAATAACGCCATAGAGTCTTTAAACGCTCAGGGATTGCCCCTACCTTTAGACGCAGAGCTTGAGAAGCCAAGTATTCCTACTGATATTACTACTATCAGTGATGATGACTTGATGGAGCTTTACACAAAGTTTGTTGCTTACTCCGACTTTGTCAACACCCAGCTTTCTTGTGCTTTGATTGACGAAAAAGATATAGAGCGTCGCATAGAGTTTGAAGAGGCTAAGGTGTTTTTAGAGTTGCACAGCGCCTCTAAATCTAGCACCGTGACTTTAATAAAAGCACAGGTTGATGCTAATGAAGATATAGCAAGATTAAAAAGTGAATTGATGCAGAAGTACGCTTATAGAAAACTTATAGAAACTATGGCTAACAACTATGACCGAGGCAGCGCTGTCTGCAGCCGTGAGTTAACTAGAAGAACTTCCAATGATAACTTTAAGACGAGGGCTAGAAAGTTTCAGATATGAGTGCGCCTTTAAAGTTTTACGATGGCGGTTTGGATAAATCCGCAAAGAGGTTAGCAATAGGTATAGACCAGTCTTACACTGGGTTTGCGTTTACTGCGTTAGACATAGACACAGGTAATTGGATGACCACCGTCAGCAAAGCGCCTGGCACCCACGTAGACAGGCTTTACTGGATTGGTAGAAATTTAGAAAATAGCTTGGTTACTTTATCTAAAGAAGCCGATGAGGTCTTAGTTGCAATGGAGGGGTATGCCTATGGAGCCCAGCTGGCTAACATGGCTGGAGAACTCGGCGGTTTAGTAAAGCTGACTTGTTATATGTATTTAGACGGCTTCGAAGGCAAGTACCCGTACATAGTAGCTCCGACTACTTTGAAGAAGTATGTGACAGGCAAAGGCACTGGTATCCAGAAGAACCAGATTTTGTTGCACGTGTACAAGAAGTGGGGAATTGAGTTTAACGATGATAATGCTGCTGATTCGTATGCTCTAGCCCATCTGATATCGGGTAGGGCTGAGTTAGCTTATGAGAAAGAAATATATGAAAAGATTCAAGACCCCAAATACAGAGAGAAGCCATGACTTCATGGAGAGAGCTCAAGCCTGATTACACAGGCTCGATGGACTATGAAGACCAGGTCCTGCATGAGTGCCCTATCTGTGAGTCCAACCTCTGGAACGTTAAATGCTCATTTGACGACTACGAGATATCCTCCTATATCTTAGATATGGAGTGCGCCGTATGTGGGACCTTTGCTAAGGCCCCGACTCCTTTAGACCGCCCTTGATACAGATTTGATATACCCTGTATACCACGGGAGCACTAAACGAACATAGAGGTAATAATGTCTGAAGCACAAGAAGAGCAGATTCTGCGGGTAGGTGCGGGTAGCAATCCGCAATCCGTAGCATCAGCAATAGCTCACGCTATTTATGAAAATAACACCTGCAAGCTACGAGCTGTAGGAGCTGGGGCCGTGAACCAAGCCGTCAAGGCTATAGCGATAGCCCGAGGCTATACCGCCCCTAGAGGTATTGACCTGGCCTGTGTGCCTGGGTTTGCCTCAGTGGATAGCAATGGCGACACCATTAGTGCCATTGTTTTTAGAATTAACGCAGTTTCCTGATAGGTATTGCAATACCCTAGTAATACCAACTCTTAGGCCGAAGAGGACGATTAATGAAAACTGATTCAAAGAAGAACCCAAAGCCAATCGCGCCCGTTAGTGCGGGAACCGAGAACGCTTCTGGTCTCAAATTTACTTCGCCGACTGCATCACCCAAAGGCGGAAAGCTTATGAAGAAGAAGGGTGCCCAAGCTGGCGACCCTTACGCTCAGCCTGTTGGCAAGCGTGCTAATAAGAAAGCAACTTCTAAAGCAAGCTACGGTGGCATCAAGACAATGATGTCAGCCACTATTGACCCAGCTGCTGGCTTAACTCAAGCAAATGGTCGGGTCATCTCACAAGCAGCACGTAAGCAAGCTCCGAACTTTAGTTCTGGCGCTGCTGACGTGATGTAACAACTTAATAGCGAAGAAGCCCGCCACCCCCACCACCTCGGCGGGCTTCTTGCATTTCTGTTAGTATTTGCTCGTGGCTAACCTTTCTTCCTTCGATTTAGACTTTGGTTATGGCAAACAAGGCGAGCAATTAGTAGAGGATTTACTTACCGGCGGTAAGACCGTAGAAGTAAAGCGGGACCGCAAGTGGTATAAAACTAACAACTTATATATTGAAACCGAGTGTTATTTTGTTGGCAGAGGGGCGTGGGCTCCTAGCGGTTTATCTGTGACTGAGGCAGCTTACTGGGCGTTTGTCATAGAGCAGAGCACATTCATAGTTCCAGTGGATGTCCTGAGATTTGCGGTCAAGGAGTTTGGCCGAGAGATAGAGTGCGAAATACCCCCTAACTTATCTAAGGGATACTTAATTACAGTAGAAAACTTACTGTCAGCAACACGACTTTGTAGAGAATAAGCACTTAAATAGACTTAAACTTGGTATATGCCAGGTACCCATCAAAACGTCCAAAGCCTTGGAGCATCCGGGCTTTATGGAACATACACCAATTACGGTGGCGGCGGTGTTCCTGTTGCTCGTTCTGAGCTCGACTATCTACGTATGGGTGTGGGTCGAGAGCCGTCCGCAGAATATCCAGATGGGTACCTCGGCACTATTCGTTCACGCCGTGATGATAGAGGCCGTGCCAACGGAACTTCGGACCGAGTCCTTGACAAACTAAAGCAACGAGTAGGTCAGCGTTCATATCAACGAGGCGTGCACCGCGGAGAAAGAATTGACCCGTCAGATTATTATTATCCTTCAGGTCTTGAAAGAGAACGAGGAATTAGACGACAGATGGCTGCAGCACGACGCAACGTGCCAGCTGCGAGAAACGCACCTGTTGTTTCACTAGCTCCAGCTCCTCATCTAGTTAATGACGGCAAAGCCAACACTAAAGCTAATGCGCCGTATGAAGTAAATCAAAGAAGAGTTGACCAGATTTCACGACTAAAGCCGAATTGGAAATAACATGCCCTTTTATAGAGTGGACTGCAACCTTTGCGAGATTAGCCCGACTCATCACCAATCAGAGAGTTCTGAGGCAGCCAGCGCGTCTCACGCAAACATTAGACAACACAAAGAAGCTGAGGAGCGTTTTGGTGCCCTCATAAAATCTTTTGAGAAACCTCGCAGCAACGAGTTTACACACGGCAAAGACCACCATGCCTAATACACCAGATGGAGTATACGGCGAGCGCCCTTGGTCTACGAACAGACCTTGGTTAGCAGCTGGTAAAGCAGCGTACCCTCCACAAGCGTATATCGGTCCATTCGCAAGTAACCAAGAGCGTTTAGTAAGCCAGTCTTTGGAAGTCGCCAACATGACTGCCCAAGAAATCCAAGAGTATGTCCGACCACCCCTACCTCAGGTAGAGATGTTCCCAGCCAGATATGGGTATAAGACCACAGAGTTCAGCATTGAGGATATCGTTGAGCTAAATGGTAGGACTTACGAGAGAACTGACTACGCACAGCAGCCAAATACTACTGAGTCCACCAGTCGAAACACCCTAGGACAGGTATAAAATAATATTATGTCAATGCCACTTCAATATCTAGACCCAATGGGCGAGGGTATGCCGTACGTGCTTGACCCAACAACTGGAAAAAGCTTGTCTGTATACAACGGGTCCGCACCGTGTGAAGTGTGCGGAAGCATGCTAAACCCAGTGCAGTCGTTGAACTCAACCCTTTGCGCAGGTTGCAATCGCAAGAAAGCAGCCGCACAAGTAGCAAACAGAATGGCATAGAGAGGTAGAAATGGCCGTAAATAACTCGCGTTCACAAAACGCGGACATGCTAGAGGGGGCTACTGACGGTAAATACCGTAAGCGTCGTCCCAACACAGCAGTAGCAGCAGGTATGGGAGACCAGACTGTAGTAGCTAACCGCGCTGACCTTCATCCTTATAACAACTGGGGCTTTGCAAATTCAGAAGCACCTAACAAGGTCAACCCAGGAGCATAACGATGGGAAAGCTTGTAACATCACAGTTTTCAGATGACCCATGGAGTGATGATTACAGAAGCAAAGCAACTCCAGCCAAGGCTGACAAGCCTGCAAAGCAACCTGCAAGGTTTAAAGATGCTGGCGGAGGAACTCCAAGCTGGTTATCACAAAAGCCTAAAGGTACTTATGATTCCCACAAATACAGAAATGATTTAGATTAATGCCTAAACCAAAGAGAACAAGCAACACGAAGTCCGGCGCGTACATTGCCGCTAAAGCTCCGTTTCAAGGAAGCAACTTACGCGGAGGTAGCGCAGAGCTAGGTCTTGGCCGTCTTCCTCAGGAACACGCGGAAACGTTCAAAGCGCATAATCCTGATTATGTTGTGAGTTCTTACAGCACTCCAATTGCTTGGCATTCAGAAGAGCACGGATGGCACATGCCAGAGACAAAGTACAGCTCAACTACTTCACGTCATCAAAGCTTAGTACGTAGGTCTGTTCACTTCAACGACGGCATAGACAAAGCGAGGCAGTAACATGGCAGTATCAAAGGGCCAACAGTTTCGTAAGATTCAGCTAGCTCCTCAATCTGAGGAAGAGGTTCGCAGCGTTGTAGCCAAAGGTAACCGCAAAGCCAATGCTCGTCGTTCCAGCGAAGAGAGTGAGTTAGAGAAACATCTTGGACGACTTTCCAGAGAAGAAAAGGCTAGTTCGAGGAAGTCCCATCAAGCTTTAGATACACGAGCACCTCAAGCCGCTGACTACAAGTTTATGCCTAATTTGTCAGACCGAGAGCACGCTGCAATACAGCGAGCACAGAACATGTTTGAAACATCTACTGGCGCTGAAAGAGAAAAGCACAGGACTTCTATTGGTAGAGCTATCCAAAAGGGCGTTGTAGACGCGACTAAAGTACGACAGCTTGCCTGCCAGACTCCAGGATGCGGTCAATCAGTATCAATGCAGTCATCAAAGGGCGATGTTGTTTGCCCAGGCTGTTCTTCAAAAGGTGACACTGCTGGAGCAACTTACAAGGAACGCCCAAAGACTGTTATGTCTGGTGACCGTTCCGATGTCGGAACAAAACGTTCTAAAAGCGCGTAACATCTGCTAGGCTGAGCGCCTACAGAACGGAGCACTATATGGTCTTAGATTTGTCCAGCCTGCAAGAAGGTCCCGCAGAGCAAGAGCCATACTTCAGACTATTGGTATGTCGAACCTGTAAAACCATTGATGAGCTCCCCCCAGCTGAAGAAGACCCTAACAATGTTTTGTTACAGATAACGGTCGAGCGCCACGGAGAAAACCATATAGGTTTGTTGTACAACGTACCGGCTTTGATATGGATGTCGGAAAAGATGCGTCCAGCAATCGTCGAGCAGATTCAACAAGGTTCGACAGGTTTGGATGCTTTTGGCACCCAGTTCTACCAGACACGCATGCAGTTTGGCGAGGACGCCATGGCTTGTTATGCCCAGCACAATAAGCCGAAAGGTCAGTGCCCTGACTACAAGTCGGAAAAGAAAGTTTTGAAACCTGGAACAGAAAAAGAAAGAAAAGCAGAAGGGTTGGGAGCACCAACTGGCCCTAAAGTTTATTTATGCGACTTCTGCCCAGTTAAGTCTTACAACATGAAGCGAGCAAACGAGACGAAAGGACTGTATACATGATGGCTGAAGGTGGCTACGCACCTGAAGAAGCTGCAGCTGCAGTAGAAGCAGGAGAGGTAGAAGTTTCAGGGTTGACGGCTTTTATATTATTAAAAAAGCCAGACGGCAATTGGAAAGTTGTTACAGATTTAACACAACCATTTGCGGTGTCTGGAGCATCCACTATGGGGGACATAAAGCAAGGCTGTCGTGAGATTTTAGACGCTATCAAGCTCCAAGAGGTCTCCTGGGCCGTTTCCGAAAGGTTGAAGGCCAAAGAATAGCCAGCAGGCCCCCCTGCGATACAGGTAAACTGTAATGACAGGAGGCCACCCATGTTCGTTGAGTTAGTCTGCACCTGCGGTGCATCAATGCAGTTCGAACAATCAAATAACGAAGACGCACTTTGGCTATTAACAAACAGATTTGTTGAATCACACACTTCATGCGGGTTTGTGAATAAACTGCAATCTGATAGCCCAGATAAAACTGAACGATATGATTTAAAATTTAAGAGACGACCCCGTTTAGATGCGGGATACGAAGAGGACGAGGACGACTAATATGCTAGAGACGGCGGAGACCTCCTACTTCAGCGAGCCCGCCGCAGGTCTAGACCCCCGTCTGTTCCGCAACGGTAAGCTGATACCTAATGTTCGAAACACTATTTTAGAAGTCCTAATTAATTATATTAATTCCCGGTTTGCTGGTTCAAGTGGTTGGATGACAGCTTGGCTAGCCGGTTCAGGTGTTTCGTTTAATTGGGCCGCTCACAGGGAGCCCGCTGACCTAGACTGCCTTGTCGGCGTGGACTTCGCCAGATTTCGTGAAGCAAACCTGTCGTATTCGGGTTTGAGCAACAAAGAGATAGCCCAAATGTTTAATGAAGGGTTTAACGCTGACCTTCACCCAAAGACCAAAACATTCATGGATGCGTTTGAGCTGACCTTTTATGTGAACCAACGAGCCAACATTGTAGAGCTAAAGCCTTACGCAGCATATTCCCTGATGTCCGATGACTGGACGGTTTTCCCTACAGCAGAGCGTATTGAAGAGAACCCTGTTTGGGAACAGAAAGTGTTAAAAGATAAATCCACAGCTGTGGATATTTTAGGACGTTACGCAACTGCCATGTCTAAGTTGGAGACCGCTTCCTCTGACCCAGTTCGAGTAAATGCACGAAACGAGTTAAGGTTAGCCATGACCCAAGCCACTGCACTATACGAAGATATCCATTCTGGAAGAAAAGTAGCGTTTGGTGAATCTGGTGAAGGTTATAAAGATTTTAGTAATTATCGTTGGCAAGCCGGAAAAAGAACAGGTGTAGTTCAAGCATTGAAGCGTTTGAAAGAATCGCAAGAACAAGAAGCAAAAGTTTTTGCGGAGAAAACATACGGAGCTGAGTTACCTTCTGCTAATGTTCTGATACGTAGGGCGGCGTCTCAACGAGCCCAGCAGTAACGACAACAGATACGGAGCATAACTTGTGTCAATCATAGTGTTTGCGGACGGCGTAATCCGCACTGATACAAGAGTTCCAATCTTTGAAGGTATATCTGTTTATCATGCTTTAAATGCAGACGCTAAAGTTACGTTAGCTTTTGATGATGAAGAAGAAGCAGAGCGTTGGTGCAGAGAACACAAATTTTTAGAAGTTGATGACATATTAAGTAACGACAAATTTAAATTTGAACAAGATAAAAACTTTGCAAAGGTGAAGCACCTACAGTCTCAAGGTCCTGTATTTCTTGTAGTCACCGCTGATTTAGATTTAGCTAAAAAATGTATTGAGCACGGAGTTAGAGTATTCCTGTTCTTACACCCAAAGTACATAAGTCATAAGTTCAGACCCGATAGTCGTGAGGGAATCCGGTCTTGGGCAGCAATACAGGAGGAGCTCGACCGCCAGATAGAGTTGCGTTCCGAGGATAAGCGGGCATGAATATTATTTTTTTAGGGGCCGAAGTCCCCAGCAATCGAACCATCCTTACAGCTGCAGGTGCTAGCTGCGTGGGAGTTAGCTTTTGGGGCCTCCAGAAGCGCGGAATGCCTAAAACTAAAAAATACGAGCTAAAAAATTATTTTCTTGACGACGTCAGCGTGTATTTAATTCCAGGTTTACCCTCAAAGCAAACCTTCAGTAAGACTGAGCTAGACGACTTCGCCGCCGACTACGAGCAGTTCGTGGCGGAGAACCTAGACCGCCTTTCAGGATTCATGGAGATAGACCACCCAGACATAGCCAAGCCTTTCATAGAGGAACAGCGCATAACCAGTTGGGCTGATGTTCCAGAGGATAAGTTCTGGCCGGTATACCAGCTCGGAGAGGACCTAGAGTCCCTGTCAGTTCGGTATTTAAATGTGGCTATCCCAGGGCAATTAATAGAAAATGAGACCAAATTAATTACGGTAATGCGCCGTGCCCACCAGCAACATGGCACCACCTTCCACGCCATTGCAGCTGCAAAGCCGGACAACCTACGGCAGATGCCAGTTGAGACTGCCAGCACCCTATCGTGGCTATCGCCGATGATGCGGGGCGAAACGATAGTTTGGGACGGGTCGAAGTTAGTTCGCTATCCGAAACGGATGAAGGAACAAGCACGACCGCGTTACAAGAGCATATACGAGCGGGCTGGGCTAGACTTCGACAAGATTCTAGCCGACGATGCCGTTGAGATTTCAAAGCTTGCGATATGGTCATACCTCCAGTATCAAGACTGGCACAACAAAACAGGACAGGACATAGTAACTATGAGTGAGTGGAGGGAAGTGGAGGAAAGTGGGGAAACTACCCCCAATGAAGTTACCATGAGGGGGGTCCCAATGCGGAAACTTGAACCCCGAAAACCAGAGGAAATGGGCGTACTTCCAGTCCTAAATGTTGAGATTTCAACCACGATTGAACCCGATGAAACAGGCAACCAAGTTATCAAAGAGGTGCCAGTACTTAGGTCAAGTGGAACCAGTTTACGGATGTGTGACACCTGCTTCGTGTCAGCTAATTGCCCCGCCTTTAAACCACAGAGTACCTGCGCTTTCAACCTTCCAGTAGAGGTAAAGACCAGAGAACAGTTGAAAGCACTAATCAATGCTTTACTTGAAATGCAGGGTCAAAGAGTGGCTTTCGCTAAGTTTAGCGAGGATTTGAACGGCGGTTATCCCGACCCAAACGTCGGGCAAGAGTTGGATAGATTTTTCAAAATGCTTAAAACCATCAAGGAATTGGATGACTCGCGGGAGTTCATTCGCATGACAGTTGAGCGTCAAGGAGCGGGCGGTGTACTATCCGCTATCTTCGGAGACAGGGCTCAGGCACTTAAAGAATTGCCCAATGAAGGGCTCAATGAGCACAAGACTAACGAGGTAATTAAGAAGATAACGGATGAAGAGAAGGAGTAGTACATAGTAACTATGAGCACCGAAAACGATATGGAACAGGGTAGTCCTGAGACGATACTACAAGAAGCACAAAGATTAGTTACTTCAGATAGGAATGAGGCGTATGACCATCCCTATGATAACTTCACTCGCATAGCCCAGATATGGTCTGCGATTCTAGGAATTAAGGTTTCGTACCGACAAGTAGCCTTGTGTATGGATGGGGTCAAGTTAGCCCGAGAAGCGTACAAGTCAAAGCGGGATAACCGTATTGACGGCGCGGGATATTGGCTAGCCCTTGACATGGCGATTCAGGAAGAGGAACGTCGCAAGGGCTTATAGCAAGACAAGACATAGTAACAACCTTCTTCCTCAAAATATATAAACTGTAAGACCCCATACCATTACAAGGAGAGAACATGGCTATTTCGTTTAATTTATCTTCAGATTTCGTAGATTCATACAGAGGCAAGCAAGTGCCATGGGGATACAAGGATGCCGCGGGTAACGCCTTAGGTGAGATTACCTTCCTGCGTACCTACTCCCGCCTAAAAGAGGATGGAACCAAAGAGACTTGGGTAGATGTCTGCGAGCGGGTAATCAACGGGATGTACTCCTTACAGAAAGACCATTGTAAGTCGAACCGATTGCCGTGGAACGATAGCAAGGCACAGGCATCAGCGAAGGAAGCCTTCGACCGCATGTTCAACTTGAAGTGGACACCGCCGGGGCGAGGTCTATGGGTGATGGGCACACCGTTGGTGAACGAACAGAAGAATAGTGCCGCCCTACAAAACTGCGCCTTTGTGTCCACCAACTCGATGACCAAAGCAGACCCGTCTAAACCATTTGCCTTCCTCATGGAAGCGTCCATGCTTGGAGTGGGTGTTGGCTTCGATGACAAGGGAGCCGATAAGGAGTTCATGGTCTATGAGCCTAGTGGCGCACCAGCGTTGATTGTGATTGCAGACACCAGAGAGGGATGGGTCGAGTCCACCGCTATATTGATAAATTCGTATTTAAAGCCCGACCAACCAGTATATGAATTTGATTATTCGCTAATTAGAAAGGCTGGAGAGCCTATCCGTACATTTGGAGGCACAGCTGCCGGGCCAGAGCCGCTAATGAGACTACATGCTTCTATATCCAAAATATTTAAAAAGCGCGTTGGAAATATTTTAACTCGTACCGATATTGCAGATTTAGGCAATTTAATAGGAGTATGTGTTGTCTCCGGCAACGTCCGCCGCAGTGCGGAGCTACTGCTCGGTAGGCTAGAGGATGACAACTTCCTGAACTTGAAGAACCCTTCTGTGTACCCCGAGCGCAACTCATACAACCCTGACGAGCCTGGCTGGGCATGGATGTCAAACAATTCTGTCGAGGTATCGGTAGGCGATGACCTAACTAAAATCGTAGATGGAATCAGGTTAAATGGCGAGCCCGGCGTTGTGTGGATGGATGTTACCCGCAAGTATGGTCGCCTCATTGACCCACCTAACAACAAGGACTGGCGTGCTGTTGGATACAACCCCTGCGCCGAGCAATCCCTTGAATCGTTTGAGTGTTGTACGCTGGTCGAGACCTACTTGAATCGCCACGATAGCCTTGATGATTTCAAGCGAACTCTCAAGTTTGCCTATCTGTACGCAAAGACGGTTACTCTTCTTCCGACTCATTGGGAAGAAACGAACGCTATCATGCAAAGAAATAGAAGAATCGGAACTTCAATTTCTGGTATTGCTAATTTCGCAGACCGAAAAGGCATCCCTGTCCTGAAGGAGTGGATGGACGCTGGCTACGCAGTAATCCAAAACTATGACAAAGGCTACTCCGAGTGGCTGGGAATCCGTGAATCAATAAAGATGACAACGGTGAAACCAAGCGGAACTGTGTCAATCCTTGCTGGTGAATCTCCTGGGGTTCATTGGACTCCTGGCGGTCAATACTTCCTTCGAGCCATTAGGTTTTCGAACGAGGACGCCATGCTTCCGTTGTTCAAAATGGCAAACTATACTGTCGAGCCTGCTAGTGAATCACCCAAGACTACCTCAGTAGTTTTCTTTCCTGTTGAATCTGACTCAAAGCGTTCTGAGAAAGATGTAACCATATTTGAAAAAATGTCTCTTGCTTCTATGGCTCAACGGCATTGGTCTGACAACTCAGTTTCGGTTACTGTCTCGTTTAATCAGGAAAATGAAGGCGAGCATATTGGTACTGTGCTACACATGTTCGACGGGCAGCTGAAGACTGTCTCCTTCTTACCTATGGGAAATACTGTTTATCCTCAAATGCCTTATACTCAAATAAATAAAGAGGACTACGAGGAGTATAAATATAAATTGTTCCCAATAGATTTCTCTGGAATCTACGATGGTCTGGGCTCAGATGCTATCGGTGAAGCGTATTGTACAACTGACGCTTGCGAGATTAAATTGATAAAGGATAATCAATGAAGCGGATAATCAAGAACGCAGATGAACAAGACGCATATACTTTTGCTCGCAAGTTCTACTGCTACCTATCTAGACCGGGTATAGTAAAAAAGATTAAGCGTAGGACTCACAAGCGCGAGCGCAGAGAATCTAAACGCTGGATAACTGAACAACTAAATGATTAGTTAGTCTGCCGTTGGCTTCTCTCTTGTAAGCATTAAACGGCAGGCTAAACGCTACTCATCTTCTTCGTCGTCAGTTTCTTCGTAAATGTCGTCGTCCTCTATGTTGGGCGTAGGTCTCTCCCATAGAGGTTCAGGGATTATGAAACTCATACTCTTACTTCAGTATGGTTTCTCATGCTCAATGGCTTCCCTTCGGGATTAGCCGAGGTAACTTCCCAAGTTAGTCGAGAGCGACCAATTTGTTCAGCGCACCACTTCTTTGCTTTTGCGCTGGTTGTCCATGCCGAGCAATTAGCCTTTTGGCTTTTGCCTTCGCGGTCTTTGGCGTTGTATTCAGCGAGCCATGCGCCACCCTTCTCAGGGTTCTTTCCTACTGTGAAGTAGTAGTGTAGTTTGTCTGTCATGTGCCTGTATCTCTCTTTCTCGATTAGGTAAGGCGGATAAATACTACCACCATGCGAACATGCGTTCTATTTCTCGTCTAGTATTCGGTATTCAACTTCGTCTAATAAATTATTTTCTAACGAGTGCCTCTTGGCATACCACATCTCTGCTGTCATCTCCTGGAACCACTCAACGGGGTCAAGCTCATTGGGAGTGCTTATCTCCACCATTATAGTTTTCATATATTTGTTTCTCTCTTTCTCTCTCTTTTACTGTATTAAATTGCTACTTCCTTACTACTCCTGCTTTATACCCCGGTGCGGTCCGGCGGCGGGCTATTTTTTGTGACCCAGAAATAGGGTAGGTCAGAGGGTATTCCACTAAAATAAACGGAGTAATAATTTATATCTTTTCTCAACAAGTTTGATTTATGGCTAGTGTGTAATCTCTCCTCTCCAAGCCAGATGGGTGCTCTCTTGCTACCGCTACATGACTCGGGAAAATACTTACCCATATCGGTTATCTTTTGGCGCAGGGTGTCTTTGTATCCTCTGCTAATCCACTCATCACATATCGCTTGACCATACTCGATAAGACTATCTTCATGCCCGCACCACATAAGCACCGCAGGGTGGTTGCGCCACCCTTTCGTCATGCCCGCGAGCACCCTGAGTATCTGATAAGCCTCAACCCTTTGTTTGCCTAGACGCTTGTTATCCAATACCTGAGCGCACTCGGAAAAGTTTGGGTAGGGCAGGAAAGTCTGAATAGTTAGACCTGACCTTCTACGCGGGTAGTCATACACCGAGCGCACTCGACTTGTGTTACTCCGTCGCTCATCAGGTATCGGGTGTCTGTAACTTCCCCGTGTTCATTGTAAGTATGTCTATTCCATATTGCTTCTAAGACATTGAACACTTCAACATTGTCACACTCTAGGCATTTCGGCATTGGACTCCCCCTCTATACACTCGAAGCAGACTTCTACCTGCTTGTTGTTTTCTTTTACCGATACTGTCTGAACACCATAACTAGAGCAGAAATCACATATCATTAGTAATCCCACACTTCATTGTCGTTGTCATTGTTTTCGGATAGGAAAAAGTCGGTCATACACTTTGGACAATTTCCGTTTGTTGTGATAGTGACGGGCGATAAGCACCCGTCACACCACATTTCACTATTATCGCGCTTGCGTTTTGCCATACGCGCCATAATAGTTACTCACAAGTAACTTAGCAACCTTTGGCGAACAATATCTTTGGCGACCATTATCAACGCAGAAGGCTCGGCAATAGCGCGGAATATATCCGCACCATGCGCTAACTTGGCAGGGTCAGAGTAGTGCTCGATACTTCCGAGATACACGACCGCAACAAGACAACCTTGTTCTTTCATGCGTGCGATTATGTTGTCGTTCTCATTACCCCACCATTGTCCGTCAGTAAGTATCACAACAAGTTTGGTAGGTCGTTGGCTTGCCAACATGACTCGCTCGGTTTCGATTAGACCATAGTGCGGGTCTGTTCCACCGCAGGAAGAAACGAATCTGTAATCAGTATCCGCTCGCTCCTCACCTGAATACAACAATTTTGATACATGGTTGAAAGTGACTACGGATACACGCCCGTCAATTTGTTCAATAGCGCGTTTTATCACCCACGCTGAACGGCATACCGAGTCAATATCCCTGCCCATTGAGCCCGAGTGGTCGAGTAGTAGCACCGCTTCAATTTCATGGTTGTCGTTGCCGATTTCCCACCTATCGAATAGTTTGCCTATGTCGTTCAGGTCAGAGTTCATGGCTCGCTTCATGTTGAGGCGACCACTTGGCTTCTCCCTGTTCCACGCGGGGTCTGCTTCAATGCGAAGTTGCTCTAGTTCTTGGGCGAACATGCGAGCGGTTGCTATGTCACCATGCGTGGGCGAACGCAGGTCACCTGTTTTGCGACCGAGAATTGACTTATTCGCATTTGATTTAGTAATAGATAATTGTGTTTCCCGAACCTTATTTAGTAATTCCTTATTTTGTTTGGCTTGGGTCACTTCCTCAGTAAGTTTGTCGAGTGCTTTTTGGTCGCGCTTTGCTTGTTCTGCCATAGGCGCGTTTGTTTCCTCATCACCCGAATTACCTGCCGAGTCACCAACACCTTTTAGTTTTTTATCATCAGGTTGTTGAGTGTCACTATCGAAGTCAGGGCACGCTTGGTCGTTATGTATGTCCATGCCCTCTTGTTGCTTCCCTGTTTCAGGTCGCCCGTTCTTTAGTGGTCGGCGACCACCACACCCGTTTGGAGTGTTGATATTAGGTGGCAGGTAGCGGTGGAGAGTTCTTATCAGAAACTTTGCCTTCTCATAATCACGGGGAAAGACAAGGGTGCGGTAAGCGTTGATAGTGCGCCACACAATACGGGCTTGTGTTGCTCCATATTTACGGGCATACGCTCGACCTAGTTCTGTTCTAGTTTCGTATGAGAAATAACGGCGACCCGCTAACAAGATAAAGTTGTCAGAGAAATCGAGCCCGTCTGCTTGTTTGTCATTGAGTATGTAATCGCCGAGCGTTGCTATCAGGAAGTTGCGAGTAGTTGGAAACTTCTCGACAAGATAGGTTTCAGCGCGGTTGTCCTCTAATATGTTGAAACTAACTTGATAGTCTTGTTCCATTACCCATTGACCGAGTTCAGTTCCTATGCGTGGGGAGTATAGGAGATGAGCGAGTTCATGGTAATTGAGCCCATGAATACCCATAATCGTATTATCGTCATTGTCTTTTATTATTTTTTCATTGAAAGATATGACTTTGCCGTCGTTCCATGCTGGAGCGTCTAAGTCATTGTCCTCAGGCATACCGATACGGACTTCAATATCGAGCCCTGTGAGAATACTGTCGGCACGCTCATACACCGAAGCAATACTGTCTAGCAAGTTATTACGGACTTGAAGTAGTTGTTGCTTTTCCTCACGGATAGTTTCGAGTTCGTTCTTGTAGTCCTCTTGTAGGTCGAAAAATCTTGCGTGGTTTTTCTCCATGACTTCATCAGGAGTCATGCCACGCTTCTTACCTATCTCGGTAGCCTTGTCGAGGTTTAGGTCAATGACATACTCAGGGTCAGGGTTGTCGCGCATGAAGTCGTCGAAACTAATCCACTCATTATCGCTCAGTTCTGCTCTGAGGTTGCGGTTTATCTTTGGCATTAGAGGCTCACCTCATCTACCTGCTTGGGTGCTACCGCGACTTCAATGCCTAGTTCCTTGCCGATATTGTGCTTGTAAGTGTCGAGCACTAGGGTCACCGCTTCACGCTCGGTGTCGTCAATGAAAGTGTTTGCGTAGCACTCGGTCGCGTAGTCGAGCCCGAGATTTTCTGTGTTCTTGATGAAATTGACGAGAGAGCGGGTCGAGATAGGGGTGTTGAGTTTGCCCTTTATCATCAGGTCACGGAGTTTGTCTGCCATTTCGAGCAACGCCTTGTTCTTGACAAGTTTGTTTTCAATGCTCGGGTCGTATGGGAAGTTGAGTTTGTGATGAAATCTATCTACCCACGCTTGGTTCATTGGGCGAGTTCCGCGATAGTGCGGGTTCATGTCTGCGACTATCAGGAGTTCAGGGTGAGCCCTGATAACTTCACCGCCATTTTCCATGATTTGTATTTCACGGCGGTCGTCAAGTAAGCCGAACAAGATAGTCGTGACACGCTCGGGCATGAAATTGACTTCGTTCAGTAGGAGCACGCCACCATTTCTAACAAGGTCTGTGACCGCGCCGTCTTGCCACCTAAAGTGTCCGTCAGGCGTTGGAATCCATGAGCCGAATAACTGTGTCGGTTCAAGTCCGATATGGCTTGAAACATTGTAGTAGCGGTGTCCTCTCGCGCTTGCGTAGGCGAGCACGCTCATTGTCTTACCGCTTCCCGCGTGACCCATAATCAAGATGTTTTCGTGATTACGCATGGCGTTGTCGTAGATGTCGAAGTCGAGTCGCCCTGCGATTTTGCGGTTGATGTAGGTCTGCGACCACTTTATTGCTGGAACGCTGGCTAGTTCCATATTTGTAAATACCGAAACGGGTTGGCGAGAGCCCACCTGCGCTGGCGTAGCGGAAAGAGAAACTTCCTGAGCGGGGATATTTATTTCAGGTTTGACCTGTAATGGAACAAGTCTAATAGGCGTAGTTCTGCGCCCGTCTTTGAGGTAATCGTTGAGGGTGTTGTCACCTGCGGTCAGGCGGTCTGTAAGACTTGATACGACAACCCTGTGTTGCTCGCCCTGCTCGATTTGGTCTGCTTGCTCGGTCGTCACTAGGAGTTTGACCCCGAGCGTTGTGATTTGCCCGTAAGACAAGGCTTCCGAGTCTTTGAGAGTGAGAGCGACCGCCGTAGGCGAGTGAGTGGTGCTGGTGAGTGGCAGGTCGTCTAGTTCGACCTGCTTCCATGCTTGACCGCGACCCCGAGAGCCTGTGCTGACTCGGTGGAAGTAACGGACTTCGTTATTGACGGGTGCGACAATAGTTTGTTCCTTCGCCCCGTTCGTATCGGTAGTTTCTACCAATAGCGCAATAGACATAGTGAGCCTTTCAGTAATCACGCCGAGCCCTATTGCTGGCGTAGTGGGTCGAGTGTAATGCCATTTGTAAAATATGTAAATACGGCGTTCCACTATTTTTCGTGTCGTTTTTCGTGTCACCTGCTCGACCACCCACCGACAACCTTCGCACCGCCACCACCGCCACCTATACAACCTGAACAACCTATGGACAATTTTACGCTGTTACAACGGCAGGGCAGGAGAGAGCCCGAGAGCCCTATTCGCCTAATTTATTTTCAGATTTCACCCATATAACACTAATAAGAGAGAGCAATATACCGCTCGCTCGCACCGCCCTCTGGCGTGCGTTAGCACTCGCCTAGTGGGAGTGCTAGTAACTACGCTCGCCCTGCCCTTGCCGTAGGTCTGGCTATACCAACGGCTCGACAAGCCTGTCGTAGGCAGTAGCCCTGTTGGGCTCGCCAAGCCTGTCGAGCCGAGCAACTTCGTTGCCCGAAGCCCCGCGTGCCACAATGCCTGTGCCTCTGGCAGGTGACGAGCCCGCGCTCGCCTATATTGCTATTTCCCCAATATATGTTTCAGATTCAACCTGTGACATATACATAGCCATATACGCACTCTCTCTGCTCTCTCTGCCCTGCGAGCCGAGCAAGCCTGTCTATCTCTCCCTCAGGAGTCGCTGACTCTCTCGTTGGGCTCTCTAACTCTCGGAACGAGAAGCCTTTATCACAACGGCAGGCTCTCTGTCAAGCCCCAACGGGCTATTGTGAGGCAATTCACTTGTTTGGGTTGGAAGCCCTAAGCCCTGAAGCGAAGCTTCATGCCATTTGCTAGGGCTGGGCTTAGGGCTTCCAACCCAAACAAAACTGCCCTGAGCACGCAGGCACTCAGGGCAGGTCTGTCTTAGCGGGAAGGGAGTGCTAAGAATCCAACAAAGGCTCGACAACCTTGTGCGGTCCTGAAGAAAGGCTTTCCAAGATGTCGTAAAAGGTTGAGGAAGGCTTTTCCTCTGTTGGAACAATCGAATCTACGCTTGTTTCGGCTCCATTTGTCAAGCCAATGTTGTCGTAGTCAATACCACTCATAGCCGTAGCGATAGCAACGGCGTGGTCGTAGTCATTTGCCTGAATGACTCCTTGCGCCTCGTAATGAATCGTGGCATACACCTGATAGAACGGCATTAGACTAACCCCTCAATCGTGTCAGGAACAACAAGTTTGTTGTATTCAGCGCACCGATACGAAGCACGAACCTCATCATACTCCTCTAGAGTATTGGAACAAGCCCAGCAATCACCATACATTTCTATTTTCAGCGCATGGTCTATACGAATGTCATGCTCGTATGTTTGCTCGCCTGACTCCCAAAACACCTCTCCTGCGAAACAGTCGTTCTCGTCAATAAATCTACTGTGGAAGGACAATGTTGGGAACATCTCAGCAAGTTTGTCTATTGCTTGGATAGGTGGTGACCATGCTGTCGAGTAGGCATACTTCAGTTTGCCTTCCTCAACCAGCAACTGTGCGCCGTCTATCTCCCACTTAGTGCCCCACTCACGAATGTTCCAATGATACCAATCCTGCTTTGTCTCAACTTCACGCTGAAACTGTGACAAGATGTCCTCACTCATGGGTGGCATGTTGCTAATAACGCCGTCTAACTTCTTTACGAACTCCTCAGGGCTTTCGGGCTGTTCTTGCTTAGCCTTTTCCACCCGAGCCTCGCGTTCAGCGAACTCCTCATCAGAGGTGAATCCGTGATAAGTAGCCAAGTCTGTCGGGCTCGCTATGTTCCATAACAAGAAAGAGCCGACAATGGTGGCTTCGTTTATTTCATTTGTCATAAAGTCTTGGTGAAAGGTCTTGTAGGACTTTCCTACCATCTCTCTCAGTTTGTCAAGACTATCTTGGTCGCCTGTTATTGTTAGGCGGTTTTCAACCCAGTTGGGCATAGGTTCTCCTTCCCTATGTGGAGTGTGCTCTCCACGCGCTGATTATCGTGGTAGCGGTGACTCTCTGTCAATACTTCGCAAGCATAAATCTCTATAACGATTTGATAACGATAGCAGGCTTGTTTGGGTTGGGCTTAG